CGTCAGTGTAGTGGTCAAGAATAGCGTCGTCATAATAACCTTTTTCAATATTTGTTTTAACTGTTTGCAGTAGAGGCCAAGGAACAAAACTATCGTATACGTTCTTACGTAGGTGATAGTTAATTAAACGTCCTGCTACCCATTGATAATTAGGATTTTCTTCGCTAATTAAATCAGCGGCACTTTTAATAAGTGTTTCTTGTATTTCAGTAGAAGTAATACCGTTGTAAAATTGTAAATGACTTTTAATCTCAACTTCACTTGCACTGACACCTGTAATGCCTTCACAGGCATAAAATACAACTTTGTGCATTTTTTCAATGTCTAATGGTTCGTCTGTATTATTACGTTTCTTTACTTGAATATCACTCATTAATCGATAGTCCTATTGTTATAGATAGTTTACTGCGTTTAGATCGTTTGCATCAAAAGTACGATACTGATCTGTGTTATTGATCGACGTTGTATTTACGACATCTTGGTAGTGAATATTAAGAGCATATTTCTCACATACTACTACAGCCACGTCGTAACCCGACTTACTGTTATATATTACTACACTTAGGTCCCGTTTGTCAAATCTTTCTGTTAAAAAAAGTGTATAAAACATACCTAAAGCTCTTGCCGCTTCGCAGTACATGTTATCCACTAGTAGTGTCCATGGATCTGGCCAGTTTTCACAACTGTCAATATCCAAATAATGATTTACCAACGGAGCCATTTTCCATAAATCCGTTGTTTTTTGAAGCATATCCATCCTATCAAGATGCTGAATGCTTTTCCTGAATTTACGCCATTCAGATATACGATCCTCAGGCCTTAAATCAAACATAGTAGCCTTTTAGTTTACTTTTATTTTAATGTCTCGATACGATAATGTAACGTTGGTGCAGTACCTGTACTTGTTGAAGTATACTGTATAGTACCTGTTGTTCCATCAATAGTGAATCCAACTCCAACATCAGCATTTTCAACTCTTTCTTCATCTAAACTGTAACCACCAGTATTATTACCAGTTACTGTTAATGAACCTGTTGCACTTGCTACTCCACGGTTAATAGTAAAGTATATTCTACTGTTACTAAGAACTGCTTGATCAAAGTCGATAGTTGTATTAGTTGGCGTAGAAGTATTATCTGCTAGTGCTTCTTGTACACCTGGTTGTTGAAAGTGTGTTCCGTAAACAATATGTTCACCTGAAACTAACCCATATACTCTTTTGTTGTTTGTTTCAATTCTGGCGTGTGATGCTGCATCAGTGTCATTACGCTCAAAACTGTCACCAATACTGTAATTGTTATCACTACTAATATCGATGACTGGTGCTATTGGTCCACCTGCTCCAGTTGTTCCACTTGCAGTCATTACTTTAAATGTATTAAAACTACTTACAAAGTCACTAACTGCAACTACTTTAATTGCTGAATGATGAATATCATTAAACAAGGAATTATTAATTTTTACGCCTGCAGGTCCATTGGCTACAACATTTTCTCCAACTAGTATACCTTGGTAGAGTAAATGAAAATTACATTTATCTAATACTACGTTGTTTACTTCTGTATCAATAACAAATGCTGTATTTGCTCTTCTATAGTTACAACGATTAAATGTTATGTGAGCACTATCATCACCTATTTCTTTTGAAACTTTTACAGCTATACTATTACCAGTTGTACTAGGATAAGTATCATTATTTGCATGATTACCTGTAAATGTAACATCTTCAAAATGTACATAACTTGCACGTTCAACTAGTACTGATGTGTATGCAGTTGTGTTTTCAAAACTACAATGTGAAATGGAAATATTTTGTGGAAATGTTGCACCACTTAATCCAATGTTTGTGCCTGTTTGTTGGGCACTATCAGTTGTTCTTGCAACATAGTCTGCTGATGAACCTGCATACTTAAATATTGTATGTTCAGATCCTTCACCAATAATAACACAGTTACTTGGAATCTTAATTGCACTTTTTACAACATATGTTCCTGCTGGAAATAAAATTCTTTTTAAACTTTTGCTATTTGTACTTTCACGGCAATAAACTTGAAATAACATCCAGTTAATTTTTGCGGCTACATCTGTTGTACCGTCACCAATAATATCAAAATCTTTTGCACTTACAATATCATCTAGTTTGCTTTGTAATGTTCTTTGTACATTACCACTTCCGCTCTGTGTCTGTGCAGTGTATCCTACTTCAGTTCCTTTGTATGTATAAGAACTAATTCCACCTAGTATATCACTATACTGTGTTAGAATCTCTGTATTGCCAACTACAGGCGCACCTTCTTCAACTGGTCCATTACCAATATAAAGTTTACGATTATCAATTACCCAACCTAGTTCGGCTGCTGATAATTGAGGAAGATCTTGCAACAGACCACGTCTGTGTTGCACTCTTGAAATTTGAATTACTGCCATGTTTCCACCTTCGTCTATGTAATGTATTTATACATTAAGAAGTCTTTATATAGTACTGCTCGACACGTTTCCACCATTGTTGACGCCAATGTTCAAATAATTCTCCTTCAACAATAAACTCTTGATACTGTGGATCTGTTTGTAACTTACCTTGATCATCCATCTCAGGCTTAACACACATTAACACTACACCTTTAGAAATGTTTGTGCCATAGACTTCGTTATGTGCTTCTGCATATGCACACAGTTGTAAGTAATAATCTTCTACCCATTCTGCTTTCTTAGGCTTATTAGTTTGCTTAAAGTCCATAATAGCATGTTCGCCTTTGTGTACTCCTACTAAGTCAGTTGTACCTGCGTATATGCCAGGAAAGAACATAGATACTTCTACGCCCCATACTTGATCAACATTACACATTCCTTCACGTATAATAGTTTCAGCCATTGCATGAGATTGATGACTGAATGGATTTGTGCCACGTTCTTTAATAAAACCGTCAATGCAATAATTTTCAAGGTAGGTATGCATACGAGTACCACGATTGGCTGCCTCAGTCACAACTTCCTGTGCTTTAACCTCACCAACACGTTTTCGCCAACGTCTTAGACCTTCTTGTTTTTCTTGTGATTGAGTTACACTGAGGATTGTAGTTACACTAGGAACCGCTAATCCGTCAGGAGTACTGTATAGCCTTTTTCCGTCTACACTCTTTCGAGTCAAGGCTTTGTAGTCAAATTTATCAGTTATCATAATATTATTATAACAGAGATTTTGTTAGAGATCAAGTTCTTTTTTTCAAAGCTCTTTTAGCCATTGAATCAACTTTATCAACAGGTTCTATATCTAAGTCTGCCTTAGTTGCAATAGTTCGTTCATCACCTGCTAAATTTAGTACTACAGTATCCTGATTATAATCAGAAACAAGAGCTTTAAAGTTTGGGTTGCCTTGTACTAAAGTACTAAAATTATCATATGTTAATGCTACACCTACTGATTGTGCTAACTGCACTAAAGCGGCCATACTAACTTCAGGATTTCCACCTGTTTGCTCAGCACGGTTTTTTAGAAACACTAACAAGCTCATAACCTTGTTAGATGAATCTGTTTCTATTACAAATTCATCAAATCTCATTAGATACGTTCTTCTCTGTCTAGTTCTGCGTCGCCTTCTTGTCCGGCTGGATCTGCATCTAAGTCTAAGTCAGCATCTGTATCGCCACTTATATCTAAGTCTAGTTCTGAATCATCAGCACCTAAATCAACTGCTGGCTCATCACTAACTGCAGGCTGTTCGCCAATTAAAATACGACTTGCATTATCCATATCTCCACGAGCAGTTGTAACTGCATCCATGAATGCTTCTAAGGCACCTTTTGCGGCATTGTTAAATGCTTCTGCTTTTTCATTGCCCATTTCATCACGAATTGAATCTGTTAATGGAAGTAGTTCTTCATTCATCATTTCACCAACATCTTCTAACATGCTTTGAATTCTATCAACCATGTCTTTTGATGCTAATACTAATTCAGCACTTTCCATTTCGCCTTCATTAATTTGTGTTGACTCATTAATACCTAATGCTTTTTTAGAACGTCTTTGTACCATTTGTAACATGCGAACATTTGCTATTCCACTTGACATAATTTCATCCATCATATCAATAACTGGCATAAGTCCAATCATTAGTGTTGGCGGTACAGTTTTACCTTGCTTGTATAATTCCATTGCACGTCTGGCTTTAGCAAAGTTTTGTGTTCCTACTAGCATACGAAGTGCTTGGTTTCTCTTTGCATCTGCTCCTGGAAGTTCCTGTTGTGGCTCAATAGCACCATCACCTGGCTCTTCGTTAGACTGCTCATCTTTTTCATTAATTCCTAAGTCATTTTCAACTAACCATGCTTCAACAGTTTCTTTAGCAAGTTTAGACGCCATATACTTCTTATCTGTTTGATAAGGCCCTGTGCCTTTTTGCGATTCTGTTAAAGTTTTTTCAATAGCAGATAGTAACTTTGTTGCACGTTTTTCAGTTAACTTTTCTAAGTCAAGAGTCATATTAAAACGTGTTGCTAATAGTTTATTTAAACTATCACTGTGTTTAACTCTGTTTAAATCATTTAATTCCATGTGTTTATCCCAAACCTGTTTTGTAAGTGTATTTAGCCTACTTTTAATTTTTTAAGAAAATTTGTGAGACGTTCTCTTTTGTTTTTTAACTGACACATACTGTCATCATAACGTATCCACATAAGTTCTTTTTTAAATGGATCAGTTGTCGTTTTAAATCTTGTTAGAAATACATAAGCGTTTTCAACAAGACGCCCGTAATTAGTATCTTCGTGTAATATTGTTCTAGCATCTATATTATTGTTGCCAATAGTTGCAATACACCATGCTACTGCACTAGATCGAAGTGTAAACTTTTTTTCTTCACGTTTTTTATAGTACACTACCCAGAAACCATCGTCTTGTTTGCAAACATAGTTTCCTACTCTTACATTGTCTTGGTTATTAACAATAACTGGAGTTTGATCAAGTCTAGATTTTACAAAGTCTGAAAATTGTTTAAGTTCTGGTTTCTTTGTAATAGTAGAGGTCACCATTGCGTTTTTTCCTATATAATACACTCTTATTTACTAACATTAAACATACTTTTATATGCTTTTGTTCAACATCAGTTAGTTTTACTGATGTCTTAAAACTATCTAAAAATTCTTCTTCTTCCTTTGATAATGCTACTCTTACACCATCAGAAAATTCAAAATAACTCATCGAGTTTTAGTTTTTTCTTTTGCTTTATCAATCCACTGTTGTGCTTTACTGCTAACCGGTGCATTTAAAAATTTCTGTGTGTTATTATATACTTTGTCGAAGTTCTTTGAGCGAGTTGGGTCTTCAAGACCTCCGCTATTATCGACAATAAAAAATTTGTTGGCTCCAAATATCTGCTGATATTTACCTACGTTTTGTTGCGTGTCGTCCCATATTTGCTTAACCATTTTAGGAGGTAGTATGCGATCACGTTCTTTGTTTCTTTGTTGTGCAACATCAAGACTAGTGTTGACAAATATCATTGCACAATCATAGCCTAGTTGCTTAAAAAATTTTACTTGATTTTTATATACGTCTACTTCTTTACCAGTACCATCTACAAGTAAACCAAGTCTACCTGATATGTACTGTATACTGCGTTTCTTTGTTAAGTTCTTTGCTTGACCACGGATTTCTTGTCCTTGTGGAGATGCAATAGAGTCTGGATCTAAATCAAGATCTTGCTTTTTCATTAGCAATTCATATACTTCGTCACTGTTTAGTGGACGTAATCCTGTGCCACCAAGAATGTTCTTAGCAACAAAACTTTTACCACTACCCGGTCCACCTGCCATAAAAAGTGCTTTAAATATATGCGGGTCGTTAACACCTTCTTCAATAGTGCCTTCTCCAAAACTAACAGTTTGTCCCGGACGAAGTCCACCTGCTATCTTTTTCTGACCTGGCTTTTTGGCTTTTATAACTGGATTATTTGGATCTTTATTATCAATATCTACTTGATCTGTATCGATAGTTGTCTCAATACCAGGTTTCTTTGGGTCTGTAAGTGTAACCTTATTACCTGCAACCTTGCTTACTTTTTGCGGTTCTCCACCAAATTCAAATAGATCATTTAAACGCATTTATCTGCTTGCCTTGTTCAGTGCCTGTATTCTTTTGCTTACTGGATTTACTCGTTTTGTTCTTTTTGACTTACGAGCCATTTTAGTACCAAGTCTTGCTTTAGTCATCTTCAACTTCATACGTTTTTTGATATCAGGTGCGGCAAAACATGCTCCAGGAGTACTAACTGTTTTTCCCTTTAAACGTCCAATAGTACATCTATACTTCCGTACTACTTGGTTACCACGACGGCCCCAAGCCATTTTGGTTTCATTTATATCTGTTTTTTCGTCACTGAATAGTTCTAATATAAGCATATTAGTATTTAGTCCTATTGGATCTTATTTAAGAAATAGTTGGTATGCTAAAAAGCCGCAGGTTGTACATAAAGTTGTAATAATACCTACACCCCAGTTAATCATTTGTCTGTTACGAACGTCACGGTCACGCACTACACTGTCTCTGATTTCTCCGAGAACAGATTCAATACCTATGACACGCCCTTCCAGGTTGTCTAATTTTTCTTCCAAACGTGAGTACCTCGCTGCACATAATTCAACGTGAGCTTCTAGGCTTGTTTTTTCAATGTCTCGACTTAAACTCATTGCTTCCTCAGGGTTGCTTTAACCGATTGATAATATTGGAGCCTTATAGACTTGTGCCTGTGTTTTGTTGCCTGTGTTATGCCTATCGCTTTTACGCTTCAGTTATATTTATGAACCAAAGTTAAAAGAATATGTGAATGTTTATCTTTGAAACTTTCTTACTGCTACGTTACTTGCCTTTGCTATAGCATCTTTTTTTCGTATTGCTTTGTATCCTGCAACTGCACCAGCAACTGCACCTACTGCCGCCCATCCTAACTTACTGTTGTACGGACTCTTTGCATTTGGGTTAGCAATACCATTAATACTTTTTATATAAGGAGTATGTAAATCACTGCCTCTTGCATAATGATTCATCATAAATCCTAATCGTGTTGCTCCTGCTTTTTGTTCACTTGGTAAAGCACGTGGCCAATCTGCAATAATTCTACGCATTGCTTTAAGATTAGGATCTTTAATTCGTAAAGACTTTTCAAGTTGCATTATAGTACGTCTATCTCTGTCAGTAACTTTTATACCATTTTGTATATCTCTAAGCATACGTTTAACTTGTGCATTAGGTACACTAAGAATTCCTTTGTCTTCAATAGTATCAAGGTGTGCCATTAAGTTATGTAAATCACTAGCACCAGCTCTAACACCATCAAATCCACCAAAACGCATTGTATTTTTTGCATACTTTCCTGCTATGCCTGGATCAGTGTAACGCATAGCCTGTAAAGAAAGGATGTGTGCGTAAATATTATGTGCTACATCTTCAGCACTCTTAGTTTTAAAAGACGCAGGACTTCTAAATAATTTTGCTTCGACTAATTCATCTTTTATAAAATTCATTATCTCTGTACCGCTCTGTTTGCTTTTGTAAAGTATTCTCTACCAACTAGTTTTACGTCACCTTTTGGATCTGAAAGAACGTAACCTTCGCCGCCTTCTCCACTACCAATAGTTGCTTTAACATCTGCATCTTGTTTTTCAAACTGGTCAATAATATCATCTTTAACAATTTGTATACCTCGTACAATACGCCACATACTTTTAAAACCGTTAATATTTTCATTAATATGTTGCATTATACGAGCTTGTTTAACACCACTAACTTTACTTGTTGACATCCACTTTTCAAAATCATCACCTAAGCCGTCCATAGTTGTATCAACTTTACTGTTTATGTAAGCATAGAATATTTTGCTTAAATCTTTCATCTTAAGTTGTTCTAGTACTGCCTTGTCTAATAACTTGTCAATTTCAGTTGCACTACTATTTACTACTGATTCGAGTTGTTTAATTTTTGAATCATCGATACTTGGTGCTTTTTGTACTGTTACCGGTGGTATTACTAATACTTCGTTACCTTGCATAGTGTTCATATCTGCTTGTGTTAGTTTACGATCAATACCGTTTTCATCCATGTGTAAGTGTATAACAATACCGTATGTACTTTGTGCTATTCTTTTACCAATATCACTGTCTGCTTTAACTGTATATGTTACAATATTTGGAGTAAACACAAACGAGTCTTGTTTTTTAGGAGGCATTGTAAAATATAATAAATCACCTTTGTAGTACCCACGAAAGTCTTCAGGCATTGCTTTTTCAAAAGCCATAAAAGCATTTTTCATTGCACCTGCTAATTGTTTAAAGCCGTCTGCTTTTTCAGGAATTTTTGCACCAGGTCTGTTTAGTATCATTTGTGCTACTGCATCACCACTTTTTGCTTTGCCATCATAACCTTTTGCTACAAATCCGCCTTTGTCTGTTAGGATAAAATCACCAGACTCATCACGACCGAATATAATAGCAGGGCTTCCATCCCATTTAATTGTGACATCACTATGCCCTCCTTGTTCGAGTCTTTTTAATGACTCTAAAGTACGTTTAGCACCCTTACTACCTTCCCAAAAGATAATATCTTCTGCATGTTGTATACGGGCCTCAACTGCTTCAATTATAAATTCAAGTGCTTTCATACGCCTGCCAATTCTAATGTTCTATTGAACTCTTCGTTAAGTTCTGGAGGTATTCCAGCATCTTTAATAACACCGTTTTCTTCAAAACCTTTTCTAATTTTTTCTACTACATCTGCTGGATAGTTCTTTTTAACTGCATTCCATAATGTTTCAAAACTATTTAAATCTTTTGGTCCATCTAATCCTAATGCTTTAGCAATACCTTTAGGATCTTTAATAGGATCTATAATTTTTTCGTTACTGTTTTTCTTAGTATATCCATCTCCGCTTTTCTTTGGAACCGGTGTTCTTCTGATACGGATTAAGCCATCTGTAGGTGACCACATCCAACGTTCACTTGTAACCGAACGCCCGTCATCAATTTTTTCGTCACTATCCTTACGTTGATATACTGCGGCAATTGATGCTATCATAATATTACGATAAACACCTTTGTATTTGGACTCTGTCTCACTAGGTGAGTGGTAATAAGTCTTTAACCAACCTGGATCTCCAGGCATAAAATCTACTTGTACATAACCTGTACGTGGTCTTCCATCTGACTTAGATTTGTCAAAATCTTCTATTTTTATCTTTGTCATTATAACACTAGACTTTGCTAAGTCTAATACTTCTGGCATTGCTTTTAATTTTTCTACAAATGCAGGAATGTCGTCAGCAGGTATGTTTAGTGCAACATCAATGTCGCCACTGAATTGTCTTTTACCTACACTGCCAAGTACATTATTTTCTAGGTCAATACCAAGTTTACTTTGTAGTAACTTTAATGTTGGTTCAATTTCATCTATATGAATTGCACCTACACCGGGCATTGCACCTCCTTCACTTAGTCTTTTCATTCAACTAATCCGTCATCTATCGCTTTTTGTGTTGCTGGACCTTGCTCTGCTTTAGGTAGTGGTTGTTGCCTTGCATCAACCCACATAGCACCTTTCCAAGTAATTTTGCCTTTACCTGGCCATTCCATTTCAGCACCTATTTTAACTGTACTAGAAAAGTCTTTTGGATCAAAATCTGGTTCTTTATCGTCAACAAATTTACCATATAATTTTTCAATCATTGCTACTGATTTTGGGTCTTTCTTAAAAATTAATGGTGCTATTTGTAATAATGACTTTCCTCCAGCAAAACCTGTTTTAGGCTTTAAGTAAGTGTTTTGACAACCAAGTAAAACAAAAATTTTAATAAGTTTATCCATTGTGTTGTTAGTAACTTTACTATAAATTGCAGGGGCGTCTATTACTCTTGATAAAGGTCTATCAAAGTAATGCTCATACCATTGTTCAAAGGCTACTTTTGGTTGCTTACTAAAAGCATCTCCGTTTTGAGCAATAACATTTTCAAGGTTTTCCATTGCTTTCGCATAAAAAAGTTTTGTTTTCTGAGCAAGAGCTTTTACTTCTTTTTCGTCATCACTTGAAAATAATCCAAATAGTTCATTTAAATTCATTTTAATTTTTTCAACCCGTTTGTAAATTTTTTGCTGTCTTGTCTTTTAATTGCCAACAATAACTTGCGTTCCATGTCTTCGGCTATTTGATTATCGTAACTATTACGAATTAATTCTATCAAATTCTTCGCACTGGCAATTAAATGCTCTGCACGTGATTCGATTAAATGTACACGGTCTCTTGGTATTGCAATGCTATCTAATTCTTCTAATAGTTTGCGTGTTTTACGTTGCACTTTTAATAATCTCCGTTCGTTATATGTTATTTATGTAAATTTTTGTTAAATACAACTAGCACAAACTAGAGGTAATTACGATATGAAAGCAGATTTCCACCATTCCACACTAGCATCTTTGGCATATCAAGACCAAAGTCCTGAAATAGATGCACAATTTAAAGAACTTGGCTATGAGGATATTAGATTTATTAATATCGACGGTGCTCAAGTATACTTAGTTAGCAATAAAAACCATGTTGCAATAGCATTTAGAGGAACAGAAGTTACTCAAATGAGTGATGTTGTTGCAGACTTAAAAGCCTGGAAGAAAAGAAGTAAAGTAGCAGGTAAAGTACATGACGGATTTTATGATGAAGTTGAAAAAGTTTGGAAATCATTAATATTTGAATTGACAACTTTAGGTGTAGGAAAGTCTCTATCTATTTGTGGACATAGTTTAGGTGCTGCAATGGCAACTATATGTGCGGCTCGTTTGTGTGCTTTAGATTATAAATTAGTACTATATACATATGGTTCTCCAAGGGTAGGTAATAGGACTTTTGTTAAAAGTATCACATGTTGTCACCATAGATGGGTAAACAATAATGATGCAGTTACCAAAGTGCCTATGGCAATAATGTTTTTTAAACATCATGGAAAACTACATTATTTAAATCACTATGGACTTGTTCGTAACGGACTTAATCCATGGCAAAGATTTAAAGACGGCTGGAGAGGTAGACTGGCTGCTTGGAAAAAATGTGAACCTTTTGATGGTGCAAGAGATCATTCTATTGGCAAATACGTTGATAATATCGGCAAGCCAGAAAATGATATTGAACTAAAAAGTAGTTGCACTAACTAGACTTTATACCTGCTAACATATCTTTTAACTTACTACTTTGTACACTTGCAGTAACTTTTGCTTCAGGTTGATAATCCTGTGTATTATCTGCTCCTGACTTAATCTTGTTCATCATAGAAGTTGCAACTGGTTGTTGTCCTCCATCATCTTCTGCTAAGTCTCTAATTCTTAAACTGTTAATATCAAATTCTAAATCAACTTTTTGTCCGACACCGCTACTACTTCTAGTTTTCATAAACTGTATTTGATATCTTCCACGTTCACGCATTGCTCTACTTGTAAAAATACCAATAACATTATCAGCAGTATTAATCTTACTAATACCACCAGCAATATGCGAATGATCAAACTCTATTTCTTCAACTGCCGCTCTGTTTAACTGCGAAGCAGTTACCATAATAATATTAAACTCTCTTGCTAAGTTACGCAATTCTTCACTAACATACTTGTCTTTAATAAACTGATCGTTTGGCGATACTTTAGCACTAACTGGCATCAATAAATCCAAGTAGTCAACACATATAAAATCAATTTGCTTTCCTGTTTGTATTTGTAACTCTTTTAAGTATGCTCGCATATCATTAATGTTACTTTGTGCTGGCATATATTTTATTCTTAAACTACCTGCTTTTTTACTAGTCATTCCTAGTTTCATTTCAAGTGTATCAATATCTTTAAAAATGTCTTTACTTGGAATATCTGTAACCATGCTATCTAGTCTCATAGCACATAAGCCTTCACTAAGTTCAAGTGTTACATACACTCCTGTAAGTCCTGCTAGTGCCCAATTAATAGATAAGTTTTGCATAAACAAACTCTTACCACTACCACTACCACCTGCAAATATATTAAGTTCACCTTTGTTAAATCCACCAAACAATTTCCTATCTAGTGCAGGCCAGCCTGTGCTAATTTGTCCATTACCATCTTTTAAGCTCATTAGTCGATCACGTGGATTCTCCCAATACTCAATACCCAAGTCATTTGTTAAACTAATTTGTACTGCATCTTTAATAAGTTTCTCAACTGGCTCATACTCACCTTTTTCAATCATATCTGCACTTTTTAAAATAGCACGTTCTAGTTCTTGCTTTTTAGTAAACTGCTCAAACTCTGTCATGAACCATTCATAGTGTCCATCATTTAAGTTTTCAACTGGCTTCAGTTGCATATTACATGCCGCATTTACTTGTTCATACGCAGGCATAGTTGCATGATCTGTTGTGTGTTTTTCTATAAACTTTGCCGCTTCTCTTAGACTCCTATCAAAGTTTTCTGCATTAAAAATGTTTTGCACTCTAACAAATGTTTGTGCATCATTTAACATCATTTCTAAAAATAATCTTTGTAAGTCTGTTGTGTAATTAGTTGCCAAGTTTCTTCCTCATCAATTCTATCTTTATTCTACTACTTTGTTTAGTGTTTACAATACTCCATAAAGTATATAACTTTCCATACTTGTCTATTGCATCACTAACATCTTTTACATCATCGTCCCAGTCTGGATATGCTACATTCCATCTATATTGTAGTGCAGCATCTACTAACTTTTTTCCTGCTTCATCTTTGTCAGGTACAACTATAACTTCCTTTGCTAAGTTATCAATAATGTCTGCTTGTGTTTCACTAATAGTGTTACTCAATACTGCAACACCACCAATTTTTAGTGCATCAAATGGACCTTCAACTACAATGACAAACTTATTTTCTTTGTCTTGTGCTTCTGTGTTATACACATATCCAGGTTCCATAGCATTAAAATATTTTGGACTAACATCTTGATCTATAGCACGACCACAAAATCCTATTGTTTGCCCTTTCCAATTAAACGGAATAATAAGTCTACGATTCATATTTGCCGCTCGACTAGGACTCCACATAAGTTTATCTAAGTTATCTTCCAATCCTCTGCTTAGTGCATACTCGGCAGTTCTATTTGCAAAATCTTGTGTACCATCATGTAACCAATCCATTATACTTTTACTATCTTGTGGCAATTGCCTAGTTTTAAAAACTACTTCTTCTTTAACTTCTTTAACTGGATTAAGTATTTCATAATCTTGCTTTATACGAAGTGCTTCTATAACAAGTCCACGTATTTCTGCTTCTTCGGCACCTAACCATTCTAACAGTTGACGAAACTTAAATCCTACTGGTAATCCAGGAGCCCAACCAGTTTTAAAACCACAATTAAAGCAATGATAACTTGCACTACCATCACCATTCATAATGGTACCTGCACGTCCTTTAGTGTCCGCTCTTCTTTCACCATTGTGTACACAACATGGCCCGCTGAAACTAGTCCATTCACTTGGACTACTTCTCTTGTCAGCAGGTAGATGTGCTACCAATACATCTTGTATATTGTTTTGCATAATAATTCATTATAACACAGAGTTACGGGCGATACAAGACTTTTTCTATAGTTCCTGCAGTTTTTGAACTTTTAAATCTAACTGCTGTGTAATTGCCTGTAAAGTTAACTGAAACACTACCTGATTGTGCAGTATATGTAGTGCTGGATAAATCAACCCAATCACTATCAAGTAGTGAACTTGGATCTGCATCTACTGTAATTTGTACTGTAATGGTGCCTGTATAAGCATCTAAGTAGTACTGTGCAGTATGTAATGAGTCTGTGTCTAAGTGTGCGTGTGATAATGCGTATGAACTGTTATCGTCTGTTGTAGAACTAGTCATTGTACTAAATGTTACTTCTGTACTTGCAGTAAATCCAACATATGGAGAGTCAAATATTTGTAATTGCCCGTCAGCATCATAATCATCATCACTATAAATTATAGTTTTTGATGAATCGCCGTTCAGTTCATAGATGCTATAAATAAAACGTCCTGCGTTAGTCGAGGACATATCAGTGCTAGTTAGTTCAAAATCCACTTTACCTGCTTGACTTTGAGTCGTATTTCCTAGGGTGGTGGTTTTACTTTTGATAACTAAGTGTGTAGTCGGATCGACAATGTTAAGAACAAATGTTTTGGTGCTTACATCTACGCTTTTTTGATCGTTATTTAACAATCGTAATTGCAAGGTGTTATCAATACCACGGTAAAGTTTTATAGGTCGAGCATACACTGTTCTACTCCTGTTTACAGTTGATGTATCTGGAGAGTAAAGTACGCTCAGATACTGTGTTTCTATATAGCCATTTAGTTTTTGCATTGTTTTTATGAATCCACATTATATAGAGTATTTATGCCATAGATGGAAGAATTAATAACAAAATTACTAGATAAGTTTCCGTTTATGAGTCACATCAAATACGGTCAAAACGAGTATATCGGAATTGTACAAAACAGAGATGCACATTGTACGAGCTTTTACAACTACGAAAAGATTACAGAATCACACTTAAAACAGTTGTTTCTTAAACTTGGTGACGATTGGTGGTGGGAATCAAACAGAATGATTCCTATTAACATTTTTCTTAAAGAAGATTGGGTACCTTTTCGTCCATATTTAACTACATTTGTAACAAAAGACTGTGAAATTATTGCAGGTCCAAATGTAAGTTTAAGCGATCTTAGTAAAAAGCGAACAAAAAGACGAAGTATTCAATTAATTAAAAAAGTAGACTAGTCACCTTTACCTGGTGTTTCATCTAATAGATCACGTTTGTCTGGTACATCTGGATTTAACTGTCTATTATTTGCATCAGCATCTGGCAATGGATCTCTTTGTTCTGTTATTACTGGCCATGCACCTTCACTATACTTTGTATTAATATTCATCCAGTATTTTAATTCTTCACCTACAACATCAGTATCAGGAATAATAGCACCTGCAGGACATTCAGGCTCGCATACTCCACAATCAATACATTCATCTGGGTTTATAACTAATGTGTTTAATCCTTCATAAAAACAATCTACAGGACATACACTTACACAGTCAGTGTACTTACAGTTAATGCAGTTGTCAGTTACAAGATATGTCATTTGTATTCCTCAGATAATAAGTTAATGTGTACTGCTACTAAATGTGCATAAGCAACAGCGTGTGCTTTTTTAAAATAGTAACTACCGTCTGCTGGTTTTTGCCAAACAGTTTCTGCTATTTGATTCCAAGGCTTGTATTGTAAATTTGCTTTACCAGGTCTAATAATACTTAGTAACATTGCCATTTGCGGTATGCTTGTAGGCTTTTTCTTTACAATTAAATCATAGTAATTACTAATATGTATTACTTTTTCGCAGAACTCTTTGCTTTCCCAAAGTAAGTTCCATTGTGGCTCTTGTGCCATTAATCTATCAAGATGTGCTTCATCTTTAACATTACGATATACTGCTACATTAAGTAAGTCAAGTTTAAAGTAACCTCTATCTTCAGCAGTTTTATAATCTAATGTTGCAACCCCTGTTACTGGATCACTTGGAATATCCGTGTAGTAAACACCTGTATTATGCTTTGTAAGAACACCATGCTCTTTCATCATAGCAGGTGTACAATCAATTAAATCAATTGCTTTTTGTCTATCAGAGAAGTCAATGTCTACGTCAGGCAAATCACTCATAGCCCTGCTTCCTTTAATGCACTTTTTACAATAGCAGTTTCATTATGATACTTAATAAAGTTTTTCTTCCAAAAGTCTGGATCAATATATTCGTATATCATAGTAAGTTGTTCTTCACTAACTTTACTTAAAAAGTCAATACCAGTATCACAATTAAATATTACCCAAGTACTAACTCTGCCATTAACAATATGTTGACATATTTTATTTTTATTAGCGGCAAAGAAATAACTATTTAATTGTACTTGATTTTCATCGGCCCATGCTTCCATAGTTGTTAAACTTCTTGTAATAGCATCTTGCCAACTTTCAACTTTTAAGTGTGATGTTAAGTATGCTTGATAATGTTTATCTTGGCACCATTGGTCCAACTTAGTATTGTTATTAATTACATAATCAATAAACTTACTAACATTAATTGCTTTTATGTTAACTAGGTGTTTGCCAAACTTTACAAATGCATTATAATATGGGCTATTAACAAAGTCTCCATATGTTTTCTTAGACCCATTAGCACCTTGTGTTTTTTCATAAAACCTTAAATATGCTTGTAATCCTAATTGTACTTGTTTATCTTTTTCTTGCAACCATCTACGTTTTTGCTCACACGTATGACTAAACAAAGTTTTCTCTTTACTAAAAGCTCTGTCGCAATACTTACAAACAAATGGCTTATCACTCATATGTGCTTCTGCCGTTTGTTTTGCTATTGACATCAATGTGTTCATAATAGTTCTTTAAGTTGCTTATCGTCATATCCTAAATCTTCAAGGTACTTTTTAACATCTGCTTTAGTGTTAACTTGCTCAAGTAACGCAATTTCATCTGCTTTGGCATTTGGGTATATATGGTTTAGTGCTTTACCAATTTTATTCTTACTAGCCACTTTCTTTTTGTTTGCAATCCATTCATGAAATGCAGTACCCATGCCTGGACTTGCACTTGTAAGTAACAACCATTGTAACTTAGGATGCTTACCTAAGTCAAAGAAATGTGTGTTAACACGTTTGTTTGTAGCAATAAGCCACCACTCTTGTAACTCACTTTGTCCTTTTACACTACTCGCGTAACGATTCATTAAGAAAGGACTAAATGCTTTACGTTCTTCATCAGTGAGGCTATCGTAAAACTTTCTGTCTTTACGATCCATTGCACCTAACACTTTGTTTAGCGGAAGTTTACTTGCCATAATTAAAAATACTCTGCATATGTTATTTCAAAAAGTGTAGCATCATCAATGTTTTCAAAACTAATATGATACCAGCGATTATTCTGTGCGTCCCAGTCAATTGTAATGTTTACTCCAGCATTAACCATTTCTCTATCATTAAAAAAATTAACGACATTTTCAATTAATGGTCTTTGTGTTGTATTCCACGTTCGTTGATTATCTCCACTAAGACTTAAACTATAGCACAGATTAGAAGTTTTTACAATATAATTATTACCAGACTTTTTCAACATCTACAATTTCTGAAGCTCTACTAATTTCTTCTACAAAATAAGCACATTTTGGTTTTTCACCGTCGTGTAACGGTACTGCTAATAACTGTCCTGGTTTCAACTTTGGAAAGTACCAACGTACATCTTGATATACATCTACAATTTCTACAGGAGCAAACTCGGGCCTAAAGTCACTACGTGGATTGTATAAGAATGCATGAAATCCTCTGTCATTTAAACTTGTAAGTGGAATAACTTCTAAGTCTCCGTGATCTGGTTCGCCAATAAGCATCATCCAATCACGTGGCATTCTAACTGTGTGTTTACCAATTTTCAATACTAGTGCAGGACTGTTAAAACTTTGTAAAAATATTAATGGTATAAAAAAGTAATCAGGTTCCTTTGGATTACTGTTATCTAATACTGCAAACCTCATATCATCTACTTCTTCAGGTAGATCATTCATTGAGAATGTTGTGTTCTCTAAAGTTAATATCTGCATTAATAAACACTCTTTATTTTGTCAGCAATGCCATACTTAACTGCCTCTTTGGCACTAAGCCATTTATCTTCCGGTGGAAGAAGTATTTCACGAATAACTTTTTCTTTGAGTCCTGTACATTTTTTATAATGTTCTAGCATACGTTCTGTACTAAGTTCAAACTCACGTACTCTTGCAAATAGTTCATGTTCTTTACCACTACTGCCCCAACTATATTGGTGTGATAAGATACTTGTATTTGGCGTAAGTATGCGTCTGCCTTTTTCACCTGCCATAAATGTTAATACGCCACAACTTGCAATAAGTCCTAACCCAACTGTTTTAATTGGAATAGCACTGCCTTTCATTGTGTCAATAAGGGCAAAGGCTGCATGAACACTACCGCCAGGACTATTAATAATCAGTGTTAGTTCCTTTGGACGTTCGTTACTTGGAAGTAAATTCTTTTCTATAATCCATTGTACAATAGGCTTGGTAGAGTCAAATGTAAACCCGTCTGCCATGTAATAGATTCCTGTATTCCACATAAGTTCGCCAGGCTGACGTGACTGTGGAGATGATGCTGGTGCTTTTGCTTTGTTTTTACTCATTTTATTTTATTTCCAATCTGTTTTTTGTAGCACAAATGGATATTTGGCCTCTTTATAAAATTGTTTTCTCTTAGTTAGGTGTCTTTTTGCATATTTACAAGTTGATGTTATGTCCCATATTTGGACGTGGTCTTTATCTTGGGCTTTACGAATACCTCGTCCAATACTTTGTATTACCCTTACAAAACTCTTGCCTGGTTCTAATAAGACAAGATTAAATATACGTGGTATGTTAATACCAACTGCCGCAACTCCGTATGTAGCAACAATAACTTTGTTATCTACGTCTGCGATTTCGTCATAGTGTTCTTTTCTGTCTCCGGCTTTAGTTGCTCCGCTAATGAATACTGCACTGTCTCCTATCTTTCTTACTAAGGATTTGCCCGATTCAACACGATCAACTAGTATTAATGTATTACCCGAATCTCCAATAGTGTTAAACAATGAAGCAAGATAATCTAAACGTTTTTCATCTGTAAGTAAATATTTTAATTCACTTTGATAGTTGCTATAATCTCCATGATCAATTAGTTGTACAACATTAACTTCACAGTTACTAAGCACACCCATATCTTGTAGTTCACTAGCACTTTTACGTCCTACAACTTCTCCCAAACTTACCAATAGACTCATAAATTCAAAGTCTTCTTTTGGTATTGTTCCTGTAAGTCCCCAACGAATTGGTATCTGACTCATTACTCCTGTAAGTAATGTTTTAAGTGCATCTGCTTTTGCTTGGTGTACTTCATCTACCATCACACATACTACCCCATCAATAAACTCTTGTATAGTAATTGGTGCTTCGGCGTTACGAGTGTTCTTTAATAGTATATTCAAACTTTGCCAAGTACATATAGTATGCGTCTTGCCAAATTCTTTTCTGTCACCATACCATACACCAACATCTAAACCTAAATTAATATAATCTTCTTCAGTTTGTGTTACTAGACTCTTGTTTGGTACAATAACAATACTACGGCCATATGGTTCTACTAATTTACTAAGAGCCGCAGTCATAATTGTTTTTCCGGCGCCTGTTGCAATTTCTTGTAGGCTTTGCGGATTACTTATAAAGTTATTTATTATATCTATTTGATAGTCTCTTAGCACAACAGGCTCTCCTGCAACAGGATGTCCTTCGGGCCATGTTTTATCTGCAAATGTATCAGCATCTACAGGTTCAAATGTAAAGTCTGTTTGATACTCTCTATGGTCACTAACTTCAAAATCATATCCCATACTATCAAGTACAGGTAATATTTTTGGAAGTAAATTAATAAACGAACTACCACCTAACTGAAAGTAACTAACCTTACCATCCCAACGTCCTAATCGTACTGCTGGCAAGTAACGGGCATAAGGGACTTCGTACTTAAACATCTGTGAAAGTTTCTTCCTTGCCTCAAGGTCAAGGTTTTCTATCTTGACGTTTACTTCGTCCTTAATTACTAGTTTAGCTGTTTTCATTAATTACCTACGGAATTAGAATATAAACAAAGCCACGGTGCTTTAGTTTCTATGTAGTCACTTGATCTTAATTTTGTTATTCCATTAGTATGAATAACAAAATCTGGTTTCCAGTCAGTTTGAGACTTGTTGTGCGAAAACCTTTGTATACTATCTAGTATAGCAAACTTTGTGTCAGAAGTAAACCTACGATTTGCATTAATAGTAATATTTAAATGCTTAACTAGACAAACTGCATTATTATGTCCTACTGCATCAATTACTTCAGTGAACTGTGGTACTTGTTCAGACTGTATTGTTCTGCCATCTACAATATATGCAATACGTTTAAAGCCTAACTCTTGTGCTCCTTCAACTAGTTCATTAATTGTACAGTCATCAAATCTAAACTCACTACCTCTGCCTGTTAAAATTTTGTTTGCAATATAATTCAGTTTAAATGTACTACTACGATTAACTACATCTATATTTTGATCCGCAGCTTTTACTACTTGATCAATAATAGGTTTGTCTTGTACATTATTTTTCCACCAATCACTTAAACTATCTGGAGCATTAACTAGTTCACAATCATTTTCATTTACTATTAATTGAATAGCATATTTTGACCTGTTACTAATCATACTTTTAAACTTGCTTACTAATGAAGTTACTTCAGTACTATACTTAAACCTATAATTTTTAGTCCATTTATCTATTTGTAATAAGTTATATTCATTATAATCAACTTCGTATCTACGTTCTTCTTTACTCCAGCCACTAGTAGTTGAATGCAACGACTTGTTTAGTAATGCTTTAAAACTAGTAATCATTTCCTTATTATATGGAAACTTGATATAAATTCTATCTTGTGTTATTTCAATCGTCCTTGTTCTATCAACTTGTCGTAACGGACTACTAAATGTAGGATTTTGAACAATAACTGAAACATCAATTCCTAACTTTTTATACTGCCTAACATACTTTGCAACTAACTTTACACTTAGATCTCTTTGCTTATCACTAAGTCCGTCTCCGCTGTTAATACTGCGAACTACATTATTAACAAAACTAACATCATAATTAGCAAGACTAATAGGCTTATTTTTAAAACGAGGAGGAATAGGAGTTGGAATCAAACCTATTGCAAACTTCATACAATCTTCAATATCTAATGGTTGTAACATATAGCACCTTTAATAAAATGAGAGTGTAGCCCGACCAAAGACTACACTCCTTTTGCCTGCAACGAGGAGGTTCACTTATTATACTCTTTTCATACAAGTATTCGAAGCCAGGCTTTTCCAATTTGTAGGACTTAGTTTTTTCAAGTCACCTATCTTAAGTGCCATTCTAAGACTCATTTCTCTAAGTTTCTTTCTGTTAGAAAACATAAACTCAAGAATATCTTCTTCATCTTGTTTCTCAAATTTATATCCTTCAAACAAATCACCTTTTCTTGCAATTTGTTTAATCCTTAAAAAGCAATCTCTAGCAGTATCAAGTGTTAAGTCAATGTAATGACATCTTGACATAAGTGCATCTAAATGATCTTTAAGTTTTTTACTTCTAACATTATCAAATTTAATGTTAGTTACAAAACAAACACTACCTTTGAAATCAAAGTAATTAGGAATACCTTCAGTTCTTAGTTTACTACTATCTGCATTCCAGTATATACGTCTACGTTTACCACTATCAAGTGCCGCTTTAAGTATGTTTAAGGATAAATCGTCCATTAGCACACTATCACAATCATCAAATACTAGTACATCACCAGTTTGACTATATTCAAATAGTTTAGCATAAAGTCCAATTGGTGTCATTGCACCTTTACAAACTTCATATCGTGTAACACCAGCAAGTGCATCAAAACCACTTTGTTCTTCAAGTGTAGTTTCAACACCATATGATTTACCAACACCTGGAGGTCCAGTAACAATCATTGCTCGTACATCACCATTTTTTAGTGCAGAAGCCATTTCATTAAGTATCTCAAATCGCTCTTCAATTTCTACCATACGTTTTTCATCTTTTTCAGTAATAACTGAAGATTCTGCTTCAACTGGTATTGCTATGCTACCTGCATTTGGCTTATAAGCATCTGCATCTACCATTTCAAGTTGCATAGGGCTAGTAACTTTAACACGGATTTTATCCATGCCAAATCCATTGCTACCATCTACAGTAACAAACATTCCGCTTTTGCCTTGTTTGAGATCTGATACTAGTGGAAACACAGTATCTTTAATTGCTTGGTTTCTGTAAAAACCTTCTTTAACTAAAACGTAACTCATATTGTAATCCTTTTCATCGTTTTATGTTTATATTATTAATGTAGCATATCTATAGGATAAGTCAACCTTTATTTTGTTGCTTTATAGATATCTTCAGCAGTTTGGTTAATAGTAGATTTTACATCATCTACTATTCCATCTACATTTCCGGGTGTTTGGTACACATACATTCCATATGCTCCAACTGCCATAAAAATAAGTGCTTTAATCATTAGTCTAACCTACTTCCTGCATAAGCACGAAAACCGTACTTTTTAAATACATCAGCAGCCGCAATAGCACCTGCTTCTAATGTATCAACATTTTGACATCCGTATCTTGAAGGATTCCACATATTAATTGAACCAGTATAATCCTTAGTTAAACCTGCTTCTTTAAAAGCCTTACCCATTTTAGTATTCATCTTAATACCATAAATGTTAACCCAAGCAAAACCACATGCATAAGCATCTTCACCACCAAGTTCTTTCTTAAAAAACTTATCAGCGGCAATATAAGCGGCATCTTTTGCTTCTTGTATAATAGTTGGAATTTGATTTTCTGTAACTGAAACTGTCATTGTCGACTCCTTTTGTTTAACTTACTATTATATAATAGCATCTATATACAATCTGTCAACCTTTTTCTGTCAGAAAAATGCCTAATATGTAAGAAAAATACATACTAGGCACTATTTCTATGATAAAGGAATTATCAAACCTTTTTGCTTCATAACAGCAGTGGCTTTTGCTGCTTCAAGTTTAGCATTAGACGGATCATTTTGGTCACCGTTATACTTTTTTGAAGTTTTGTTGTAATTCTTATTTTGCATAAGAGTGTATACAAACAAGTTATTAATATCTTGTCGGGTAACTAATTTACCCCCAAAAGTATTAACAATAGCAGATAACACAGGACCGAGCCTACTATTATCCATTGTTGGTATGGTACTCTTTACAGTATTAATATTATTACAAACTGTTACAACTTCGTTCTTCTTTGATTTAGACATTTCTGTCTCCTTTATATACAGGGCGATAATAAGGAAATAAGTTATGATGTCGCCCAAAAGCATCTAACTTACTGTTTTATAATAACATCTTTGCTATATTTGTCAACCTTTTATTTGCTTTTGTGCTATTTTAAATAAAGGTGTTTGTTTAACAGTATCTAACATACCGTTAAGTATCAGTTGCTTTTCTAAAAAATACACTTTTGCAAAGCCTGGATCGTTTTTACCAATGCAAGCCGTGTTATCTACCAAATCTGCTAGTTTGATAATTTGTGCTTCTATCGGTGCAGACAATATATGCTTACGATCTATTGCTTTACGAACTGCACGATTACCATCTTCAAGTGTACTTTGATCAGTTAACCAATAAACCAAGTCAGCAATAGTAGTTCCAAACTTAATGCAAATATCATCTAGTGTAAAATCTGTATCTTCAACTACATCATGTAACAATGCCGCGGCAACTTGCTCAGTTGTTCCACCGTGATCATATACTAATTGAGCAACATCAATAGTGTGTGTTACATATGGAAGACCAGTATACTTACGTTTCTGATCTCCGTGGGCAACTACAGCAAATTTTAATGCTTTAGTTACTATTTTATCCATTATGCAATTCCTGTCCAACGTACAACTGATGTGTTCTTTGCATCAGTAAAAACATTACCACGTTTAAAGTTTGTTGCTGGTGCATTCCAACCGGCTGCTTTAAGCATATCGCCTTCTACAAAGCCTTTAGTTGCTTCTTTAACAATAAAGCCACTAACACTACCACCACCAAATGAACTTTTGTGGTCTTTTTTAATAAGTTTAATATACTTTTGACCTTCTTTAATTTCAACTTCCCAATTATCAACAACTTCTTGCATGTATCCTGACAATGGTTTTGCACCACTATGTGTTGCCCAATCAATATAACTTTGCTTCATTGTTTCAACTACTGTTTCACATGCTTCTAAAAGTTCTGCGTTCATAATGTTTACTTCCTTTTTGTTAACTTACTATTACATAATAGCACTATTACAAGTTTTGTCAACCTTTTTAGTCACAAAAAAACCCTTGTAAAACAAGGGCTTAAAAAGTTTTTTATTTTTTAATAATCTAGTTCAAATTTTTTGTTAGTATTTGCTTCACAGATGCTAATAATTTGTAACTTTTCTTCAAAATCATAATACTCAGCAAGTAGTACTTTTGCAACTTCTGTCTTATCTTCTGCCATCATTAACACACTTCGTTCGTCTGTGTTTTTATCAGTATTAAAGTTTACAATGTATCTGTTTTTCATACTATTCTCCTCTATGTATAAGTTATACTATACATTAGAAAAACACAGATGTCAAGACCTAAATTGGATTTATTGGCTTTTGTCTTAACTTTATATTATTCATAACTCTTTTGTACATTTTTTGGTATGTATCATCAAATCCTTCAACAGGTTCAAGTACACCATCTAATTCATATATTGGTGTTTTTTCTCTTGGTCCGCAAAATATGTCAATAATACCACCATTTGAGAATATGTTTACTCTGTTGCCAAAAAAGTTAGTTGGATTATAATTACGAACTGGTAGCCACCACATTAAGTAATCTAACTCGTCTAATAAGTTCCACATAAACTCTAAATGTGTTTTACTATTATTAATTTCTACTAACATTTGCGGTCTGCATCTTTTTATAGTTTCTTGACATCCTGTTAGTACTTCTTTCTCGTAACCTTCAACATCAATTTTTATAAAATCACAACGTCCAAAGTTTAAACTATCAATCCTAACCATTGGCTTTGCTTCGTACAAACCTCCTGGATTTGCTTCTAGTACACTACACTCTCCGTAGTTGCCAGGAATGCTTGGATTAAACGAACTAATAAAACTGCTACCATTACGGTCACCAACAATGTTTCCGTATACTTGTACATTCTTACATTGATTCTGATCAATGTTTTTTATTAGTAAATTTCTATTAAACTCATTTGGCTCAAATGCGGCTACTTGACCTTTAAAAGCATGTTTGGCAAACCATACAGTATGCAAACCAAGATTAGCACCAATGTCTAAAACAAAGTCTCCAGGTTGAACTACATGATTAAGTAATAAAAACTCATTTTCTGCATATTCGCCGTACAACTCTAAGCTCTTACCAATGATAATATCATTTGTAAAATAACTAAACAATCCGTGCTTACATAATTTAGTTTGTATTCCCATTAATCTCTTCGTTCAATATCGTCTTCTGTACATTGTGTACCAATTTGTACTTCAATTACTTTGCATGGCTCATTTGTTTGATTACTAGCCTGATGCCATACTTTTTTACTAACTGTGTATGCACGATCGTGTGCAGTTAATGTAATAACATCTTGCACCTTGTTGTACTCCGTAGTCATCTGACACGATCCTTGTACTACATTCCAACGTTCATCTCTATGTTGATGTAGTTGCATACTTAAACTTTTACCCGGTAATATCTCTAATTCTTTTACTTTATAATCATGTCCTTGGTCAATAGTTCTATACCATCCCCAATCTCTGTAAACTCTGTCGCCGTTCCATTTTGCTAATAGTATTGAACTACTATTTTGCTTATCTTGGCCGCCAACTCCAAACTCAAAGGATAATTTTTCATCTTCCATTTTCATCTCCGGTATGTTTTCTGCAGTTCTATCACCGCCATTTGCAAATATAATTTCACTATCAGGCCAAGTTTCTCTAACTTGTTTAATGGCATCTATTGCAGAATTGTCCGAGTCGTCAAAAAGTACATAATCATCAACCATTCTCAAGTTTTGTATAATACCTACTCTATCAAGTATTGGCATAAACGGCTTGCCTTTCTTATTGGCTAACCACTCATCACTATTAATGCCTACTACTAGTTTGTCGCCAAGTTGCTTTGCTGACGTAAGGTATGACAAATGCCCAGAATGTAGTGGATCAAATCCACCTGTTACTAAAACAATCTTCATTACTAATAGTTATCCTGTCTGTAGTTTATTCATAAAAAAACTGGCTAAAGCCAGTAATTCTAAATTTTGGAATAATCAATTAACGTACCGTCGATCCAGTACAATAGCAAATTCTTGTTAGTTAAATATCCATATCTGTTTAGTTGTTTTTTGCATGATTCAGGTAACAATTCATCATACTCGTATAGTGTTTTATCCCCGTAATTGTATAGTTCTTCTGAATCTTTGTATACTAGTGCATTAATAACATTTGAATTTGGTTGTTTAATAAAGTAACCTTCGTTACAATTAAAACCACTTAATACTAACATATGTATAAGATCAACAATAGTAATACTATTAGTTGCCTGCGAATACACTCTGTAATCAGGTTCCCCATAAAAAGTGTTTATAGTAGTTGGAAACGTTAAACACAACATACCACCTAAGTTGGTACATTTATTCATCTTGTGCAAGAAACCTAACGGATCTATTGCTTCATGTAAAACACTATGAGCCCAAACTACATCAAATGTGTCTTTTGGTTCATAGTTGTATATGTCTTCATTAATAAAAGTTATACGTTCGTGTTTATATTCTTCTTTAAAATCATTCTTAATGTCAATAGCAGTTACGTTAATATCTAAAGATACCGGTGCGTCTTCATCACCATCATCAACTTCTGCCCACCAGTAACTGTCAGATCCTTGTCCGCAACCTACATCAAGTACATTATCAATACTTTCCATCATTGTTGGATATTGTCTTAGTAGTTCAAGAAATCCGTAACTGTGTAGTCTACTATTTGCCGGGTTACTTAGTAAAAAATCCATCGTTTAACATACCTTTTAACAAATCTATGTGTAACTCTTCCAAACACACTTTAGCATTATTTACTTTATTTTTAAGTTGGTTGGGATGAATACGACTATGATTTTCTAAATCGTTAAAAAGTTGATCTAAAACAAACTTTTTTTGCTTCATTACACCAATACTTTTAAAGTTTACAATATGTGCATCAAAGTCTTTACAGAATGTTTTATATTCTCTTGTTAATTTATTAATATTATAATGTGACATCTTCCATACCGGCTGTTCTTAGCCTAACAATATGGCCCATTTGCCATTGCTTTGCTTCCAAACCTTTCATAATACCAAGCCATCTGTTTCGTGCTAGTGCAACTTCATTGACTAGTGTTTCAAAGTCGATTACTTCATCTTCACCGTCAACATATTTTTCAGCATCACGACTTGATAATGCACGTTGATAGCCTTCCAAGTATTTCTGAAAGTGCTTACGTCTTATTTTTCTAAGTTGTATGTTAAGATAGTTAAGCACTGCTTCAATCTCTTGTAGTTGATTAAAACGGTGCTCTGTTATACCTGGCAAATCTCTTAGATGACGTTCTACACTTCCGTTGATGCCAGTTTCTTTTTTGGCTTCAGTTAACTCTTTTTCATAATATAAAATAAAGTCAGGAAGTGTAGATAAGTCTTTGGTTATTTTACCATACCAACTCATTAGTCGTCATCATATCCGTAGTCGTCGTCATCATAGACTTCTTCTTCTTCATCTTCACCTAATTGATCTGCTACTGCTTGTGCCATATTTTTATCGCAACCTTTTAGTGCATATAAAATATCATCACTTGCACCAGCATCAATTAGAATACTAATTGAATGATCTGCGGCTGTTTGTCTTTCTTTTGCCGGAACATACTCTTTTATTGTGTTCCAGAACTCTGCAAACATTTCGTCCATTGCTTATCCTTCTGCTACTTCTTTTTCTGTATCAATAACATCAACAACTGGTTGATCAGTTGCTTCTTCTTCAGTACTTAGTGTATCACCACCAAGTGCAATATCTTCCATTACTGTATCAAGTTTTTCACCAATCCAATTTTTACGGAATTCAATAATAACTTCACCAGTACGTTTGCTTGTGTATTCAAGTCTGTTACCACTTTTCTTTAGTAGTCCTGCTTTTTCAAAAATGTCAACAAGTCCACTATATGGATCCATACCTGTTTCATATGGAATTTCTACTTGTACACCTTCAAACGGTTTTGCATAACGTGTTTTCATAACTTTACAAGCGGCTCTAATACCATGTACTTGCGAAGTCTTAACACCGTTTGCGTCAACTTTAAGTTTAAGTTTTTTCATTGCAACAACAATACTTGATGCATATACAAAACCTTGTCCACCTGATATCTTATCATCAGGATCAAACATGTCTTGCGATTGATAAGTGTGGTTAGTTGCTACTAAACCTACATTATAACTACCAAACATATTAACACAATTTGTTACTAGTGCTTTAAGTGCCTTAGCCTTACGACCCATATCACCTTTCATGTCACCTGCATCAAACTGATTGAGTTCAGTTGGTGTCATCATCATACCTAATGAGTCAATTACAAATAATACCTTAGGACGTTCACCGTCGGGCATTGCTTTATAATCTTTCATAAAAGTACTAACTGTTTTTGCTACATCATCTAACATTGCCATGTTAAGTTTAAGAAGTTTTTCATCACTTGTATCAACATTTAATGCTTGTAACCAACTTTCATCAAGTGCATTCTCTGAGTCAATTAATACTACAAAGATACCTTGATCTTGTGCGGCTTTAATAATATTACCACTTGCTATATAACTTTTACCAGCACCAGATTCTCCAGCAAATACTGTAACTTTACCTAAAGGAATTCCTTTGTGAAAGTCACCACTTACTAGATAGTTTAATGCATAGTTACCAGTGCTGATCCAATCTGTAGGGTCATTAAAACCAACAGACAGGCCATCAATACTTTTTGTTATATCTTTTCTAAATTTACTTACGTCGAATGGTCTTGCCATTTGTTTAATCTCCAGTCATTGAAAAGTAGGGGGCTGTAACCCCCCACTATATAGTTTTACTTGTTGCTTTGACGTGATCTGATCATTGCTAGAATGTCTTCAGCACGTTGATTTCCACCTTCTTCGGCTGCTGGTGCAGTTGCACCCATTTCTGCCGGAGTTGCAACTGGAGCCGGTTGCATAACAGTTTCAGCAACTGGTTGAGCGACCGGAGCAGGAGACGATTCTGCTACTGGTGCCACAGGTGCCGCTGTTGCAACTGGAGTAGGTGTTGGAGCATTTGAGCCTTCAGGTCTAGCCATTCCAGCAGGACGATAGTATGATGCATACTTGTCCGGATCATATGCTTTTCCATCTACACTATCTTCAAACATTTGTTTAATAATAGCCAGTTCTGTTTCAGATGGTTTCTTTGGCAAGAAGTCATTCAAGTCAAACAATCCGTTTGTATCTACTGCTGACTGCTCTTCTTCAGTAATTGCAGTCTCTTTACGAGCCCAATTACTTGTTGAATAGTCTGCATAGCCACCTTTTGATGTCTTTACAACACGGAAGTCTAAACCTTTTGAGTAATCAGTTGGCATTTCTTCCATATCCGGGTCCATTAAACTTGCTTTAATAATATTAAACAGTTGTGGTCCCATAATGAATCTACGAACTGGATTCTCAGGAGATGTTTCTTCTAATGGATTATCACGAACAAAACCTTGGAATAAGTAAGATTTCTTTTTCCAGTATTTTCTACCCATATCTTCTAAAGAACTATCTTTAAACCATGGACGTACTTCTGCAAGAATTGGGCAAGAACCAGTTGGCTCCCACATTTCCATACATGGTACTTGTACTACTGTAGTTTTTGTTTCGTTATCACCTACAATACCTTGAAATGGTAAACGAATCATTGCTCGCTCTACCCAAAAGAATGTATTGTTAGGATTAGAGTCTGGAAGGAAACGAATAGTGGCTGTTTCGCCTTCGTTAATATTCCAGTGTGGATAAATGGCGTTGTCGCCATATGTATTGGAGTTACCGTTTGAACGGGTTTCTTGTGCTTGTAATTTTGCACGGATTTCTGCTAATGATGCCATAATAATTTGCCTCTTTCTGTTTAGCCATAATGGTTAGTTGTTGTTTTAATGCCTCGATAGCACATACAAGATCTACTTGTACTGCTAACAATTATATTTACCTTTGTAGTCAAAGTCAACCACTTTTTTTAAAATAAACATAATGTCTTGTTCTCTAAGCATGTACTTAATATAACATACTATATTAGTAAAGGTCAAGAGAAATCTGCATTTTTTTTGCATATAGTAGCGAATTATATACAAAAGGTAAGCAGACAACCTCTGACGCCTGTCGCTGTAACAGCGGTCCTAAGCGTTTACTTTAATCCGGCTAAGCCGAGTATTCTATCTATTTCTGATTGGTAATCAATATCTTCATTTTTTACTGCAAGATCATCATCACCATCACCATCTAAATCTACCATAATCCAGTTTTCACCTTTTGGATCTTGACTATCATGTTGACAATCTGTAGTTGGCTCGCCTAACATATCACCACACTCTTTACATTTTAGGCTACATGCTTCGTTAATACTTTCGTCCATTGGCTCTTCTGAATCTTCGTCTACTTTGTCTTCTTTTTTAGGAAGTTTATCTTTAATTAGACCTGCAATCTTCAGCATAGTTTCAAGTTCTTTATCACCTAGTGCGTTTTTCTGACTTTGTAAATCTGCTTCTGCTTTTTTAAGTGATTGTTCTAAATCTTCATCTACTTCTACTACTTTTTCATCCATTAGTCCAAGCTCGTCTAGCTCATCACTTATATACTGTACTGGATCTCCATCTCTGGCTTTCATAGTATCGTATGGCATATCTTCTGAATAGTAATCAAACAAATCCATATACAAATCAGTATCGTATACTGACATTAAATCATTACTCATTTGCATCTTTTTAGTTTCTGCAGGATGTTTTTTAAGTATATTAATAACATTTTCTTTGTCAGTATTTCTGGCTACTACTTGTGGGTAATCAGTATCATCTTCACTAACTGAACCAGCGTCATAATCAACTGCTACCATTAGCCTTTTTATTAATTGTTCATCAATATCATAACGTTGAATATTTGCTAATACCCATCTTTGTATGATTGGTCTTGCATCTGCATTTGGATCTTCGTCGCTTAACTCTCCAAGATCGTCATATAACTCATCATCACCTACAATGTTGCCTAATGCATTACTGGCATTTTGTGCATCTGCTCCAACTGGTAAAGGTTTTTGCATAAGTTTTTCTAATTCTTCTGCAGCCTCTTCTGTATCTGGAATTGCCCAAGTACCTTCAATTAGATTGTTAGCCCAACTTTCTAATTGATTGTCTTCAGTTTTTAATTTTTTCTTTGCTTTTGGTTCTGACATCTTAACGTTGCCTTTGAGATACTTTAGTGCAAGACCCATTGCCGCATTATATTGCTTGGCATTATCAGTATCAAGATCACCTAACGCATTAGCAAGTTCACTATCTACAGCGTTTAACTCTAAATAGTCAATTATCTTCATAATTATGCTTCTATTTTTTTGATCTTTTTCCTGGCCACTGCTCTTAACTATTTCAAGCTCTGCATTAAGTTCTGCTTGTGCTCCTGGATTATTTTGTACTTCAATAGCATCTGATGATTTTGCAAACTTCATTAAGTTATCTGCTCTGTTGGCAAGTTTTGCATCTTGCTCTTTTTCAAATTCATCATAATCCTTATCTGCTTGTGATACAGCCGGCTCTGCTTCTGCTACTGCTTCGTTATCATGTTTTTCATTCATTGCTTTAATTCCTTGGGCTAAACTTGGTAAAACAGAATCCACAATATTGTCTCTTTCAATGCGAATTAGTTTACTACGAATATCATCTAAGTCGGCTTGTTCAATAGTTGACTCTGTAGGCTCATATTGCTGTACATAAGTCTTATATCCTTTTGGACCTGATAATGTTTTTAAAGTTGCAACTAAACCAGTTGCACGTTGCTTTGCTTGTTCAATAATATTTTGTGCTTCATCTTGCTCTGCAAAATTATCTGCACGTTTAAATGCTTTTACAAACTTTTTAAGATCAATAACTTCCTGATTCATTTCATGTATGTGTTGTCCAAGTTCATCTACTTGATTTCCACCATGATTAACATGTTGTGCCATTGCTCTTGCACCTGCTAAAAATCTAAAAGGAAACTTTGTGCGTTCTTTTGCTGAATTTTCAATAAACAAACTGTGTATTTGTCTTGTTCTTGAACCACGTTTTTCTTCGTCTACTGGCTTAGAGTGCTTTATAACTAAACGTACTTCACCAATGTTTTGATAACTGGTTTTAAGACTTCCGTGTAGTTTGCTCTCGTTAACATCTTCAACTGTGTCACTTACATCATTTGTTTTAATATAAGCATAATCTTTTTTATCTAATTGTTGCTTGCCGATATTTCTAACATCAAAACCCATTAAGTTTCTTTTTGCAAAATATCTTAATTCTTTTAAAAATGTGTACCAATCTTTTTTATCATCATAACGCATGTCTTCAGTGATGTTATTGTTGTAATATACAACTAGTGCATCTGGATCAACAATGTTAACTGTAACACTTCCATATGTTTTTCCACTACCTGTATACTCAAGTGTAAAAATTCTACCTGCGTCTGGCTCGATAGTACTCTGTGCCTGTTCGTTTGCAATAGTTAACTTGTCAAACTTCTTGGCTAATATACTGCTTAAATCTGTCGCTATTTTATTGTGTATTTGCATAAAGTTATTTATCCGAATTGTTGGTTCTTGCTTTAGTTAAAATAGCCAGATCTTGTTGTATGAGAACAGGAATTGGAGTACTATGTCCACCGTAACACGGATGACTGTACAACCATTCTTCATGCAATCTGCACTCGTTTAACCTATTGTGTATCTTACACAACAGTCTGCCACTAGAATGCCAGTGTATCCACATTCTAGCAACATAGTTATTTAACGGTGTAATATTGTGTTCTCCTTTCCATTGCTGTACGTCTATCTGTTGCTTTCGCCAGTAAGACTTACTCCAAGGACAAACACTAACAATTGAAGCGAAATACTCACTCCAATCTATATTACTTTCTTTTGCCGCCTTTTCCGCCACGTTTTGCCATTTTAAAACTCCTTGTTTGTTACACAAATATTTATCCTACATCAATATAAAAGGCATTGGTTCTATTATATCATCAAGGTGATCTTTCATTCGTTCTTCAATACTAGCATCATAATTACGAACTACATTTGTCATTCGTATTGCTAGTAATAAACTCATTACTAAATCATCTTTCTCTCCAGGCTTTGCACTATAACTATTTCCAGTGGCAACAAAGCATTTCATTTCACTAATAAGACTTTTACTATTAAGATTAAGTCGTTTAGTTTCTATTAAAGATTTCATTTTTGCACAAGCAGATAACTTACTTCGATGTGTTGTATTAAACCCTTTACGGAATCTTTTTGCATTTCCGTGTGCTCGCGGTTCGCTCAAAAATACTCCAGGTATATTTTCTTCTCCAATTTCAGCAATACTAACAAGTGCAGCCTCTCCTAGTGTATTATTTTCAACACTATAATAGACATCATTTGGCTCGCCGATGCACTCAGCCAAGTATCCACATATTTCTCTCATAATTGCTACTTGTTGTGTTATTGGTGTTTTATTATGCATCCACTCGGCTACTTGTACTAAATTAGGCAATTCAAGTATTTGTATTGCACTATTGTCCCCTCCTGTTCCTAAACTAGGATCTAGTGCAACCATATAAGTTTGTCCTTTGACTGGCTTTTTATACCAACGTACTTGTCCTTGCTTTTCAATTGGATCTGAGCCATCAAGTTCTGCTAGTCTAACTGGATTAATTAATGTTTCTTCGTAGATAATAGGTTCGCATTCCATTTCACGTCTGAAACGTTCATCGCCAATTCTACCACGTTCTTCTATTGCCCACTGCTCATCTCTGTCTGGGTGCTCTTGCCACAAGCATTTGTAAGGAGCAAATCCGTTTGTTCCTGAATCACTTTCGTTACCATACTCATCAATGTTATCGTTTGCTTGTGTCCACAACAACCAAAACTGATCTTCATCACTGTTAGGTGTACTTGTAATAATTGCACTACCACCTGTTGCTAGTGTAGGAGATATTGATGTCCAAAATTCTGTAGCAATAGTATTACGAACAAATGCAAACTCATCACAGTATAATAATGTTATGGACATACCACGTCCGGTATTTTCTGTTGTTGCTTGTGCTACAATTCTACTTCCGTTTTCAAATTCAATTGAACCTTTGTTGTAGTTTGTAACACCTGCTCTAATATGATCAGGGCATAGTTCATATGCATAACGTATACGTTGCATAATCTCTTGAGCTCCACTAAACTTATGTGCCGCAATAAGTATTGTACTATCAGCAATAAACATTGCATGCCATAACAAGTAACCAGCGGCAGTAGTTGTTTTACCCATTTGTCGACTCAGTAAATTAATACTGAAACGATTTTTGTGATAACTATTAACGAGAGACTCTTGAAACTCAAAAGGCTTGTACAACATTTTTCCTTGGACTGGATGTTGTATGTGAAAATAATTTGACATAAAATAGTTAGGACCGTTATCAGTGTTTGCACACTTTATAAATTCTTCTAATTGTCCTTCAGAAAACTTCTGGCTTTGGTGGGCTCTTTTTACTAAAACGCCATCTAAACTCTTGCTCATTTGTTTCTCTCATTGTATAATGTATACATATTATAACTTATTTATCGGTAAAAATTGTGAGTGATTGCTTAGTATTAAATGGTAACTATCAGCCGTTGAGTTTACTACCATTAAGTGTAGTAGGCTGGCAACAGGCTGTTAAATTATATTTCTTAGATCGGGTTAGGATCATTGAAACGTATGATGACTGGCAAGTACACAGTCCTAATATGGATTTTAAAGTACCTGCTCTTGTGGCATTACGAAAATACTACCCTGTGCAAAAACAAATAAGATTCACTCGTTATAATTTATTTTTACGTGATATGTATCAGTGTCAATATTGTGCTGATACTTTTCCTACTATTGAATTAACTGTTGACCATGTACTTCCACTAAGCAAAGGTGGAAAAACAAATTGGCAAAATTGTGTTAGTGCTTGTAAAAAATGTAATACAAAAAAAGGTAATACTGTTGGGCAAATGATTCCTATCAGAAAAACGTTTACACCGGATTACTTTAACTTATCTAGTATTAGACGCAAGAGACCATTTACTGTACGACACAGTAGTTGGTTAGAATATATTGGAAACGTAGATGACTTTAAGTTTAGTAAGGATTCTCACCAGTAAGATGTGTTTGTGCAAACCATAATTTAAACCATTCAGGTGTTCCTGGTTTAATATTTTTCTTCTTCATATGTTTAGATTTTTTATCTCCCACATAAGAGAGATTCTCACTATAAGGGGTCAAACCTTTATACGATTCAACCCCTGCTAGTTTTTTTAAATTTTTTAACTCTTCTTCAAAAGTCATTTTACTTCGACATAAGTGCCTGTAGTTGGTCTGCCAATTTTGCTGCCAGTGGGTTATCCCCCGGACCCTCTTTTCTAGTGTGGGCTTTTGGCCCGTTTAGTCCTCCGGACAATTTGTTTAATTGCATATCCGCATCCATGTAATCTTCGTCTGGTGAGTTAGAATACTCGTCCAGTGCTTTTGTTGCCTGTGTATCTGCCTGTAAGCCCGCTAAGGACATAAGTGATGCTAAGTCATCGACTGCAACTTCTACTGTTTCTTGTACGTCTGCTTCTTCAACAGTTTCTGCTTCTTCTACAGATTCACCAATGCCGTACATAAACAACTTGCTGTATACTTCTGGATGATCTTGTTTGATTGCATATTTAATGTCTTGCATAAATTTTTCTCTCATTGCGGTATCACCTGAAGAAGCCATAGCGACAATATCATCACCATCAGCATTAGCATTTTTCATAAGATTTTCTAATGCTTCGATTGAATCCTCAATATCATCAATCATAATATATGAATAATCATACGGGTCACCTTGCATTAATTCTCTTTCTACTTCTTCGTCACTCATGCCTTTTGCTTTGAGTTCTGCTTTAGCCTCAGCCTCTCCATCATAGTACTCTTTTTGATCTGCTTTATAAGACATTAAAAGTTTTTTTAAGGCAGGTGCAACCATATCAAGTGTTACACTATCTCTATCAATATTTGATAATTCTTCTTCACGACCAGTGTTAGTAACTTCTTCAGATGCTTCATCAACAACTTCTTCTGTTGCTACTTCATCAGATTCAAAACTAGCATTCATCTCATGGTGTCTACGATAGTCATCTACAAACTCTTTTATTTGATCTGCATCTAAGAAACGTACTATTTCTTGGAATATAGGATGATCTGGATCGCAACCTACTTCATCACATAAGTCCATAATAGGATCAGCGGCAGTACCTACTGCTTCTGTTTCAACGCTTTCATTTGATTCATTTGCTTCTTTAGAATCGTCCCAAAATTTGCCGGCTTCTTCAGCACTACCAAATGTTTTTGAATGCATGTCAATAAAATCTTTTCTGCTATTATCTTGTGCTTCAATATCTAAATCAGACATTCTACTTTCAGATACATCTTTTTCCATGCCTGAATATTTTAATAAGGTTTCTAAATCCATGTTACTTTCCTGCTTTTTCTTTTTTGGCTATTTCTACTTCCGGAGTACCACGCTCTAATTCTTTAAGCATGTTCTCGTTATATTTGTCACCAAATGTTGGGTCATCTTTACTATCTTCATAGTCGCTATCAAGTAAAGGCTCATATTCTTTTTCTTTGGCATTAGCCGCTTCTTCACGTGCAATTTCTTCCGGGTGCTCAGCGTTAATAACAACTAAGTGCGACCCTGAAAGTCCAGCATATTCGGCTAACTCATTTCTTAATATTGCAGAAGTACAAGGATAATTTACAGTAACGTCAATCATGCTAACTTCTGAATTCTTTAATGTTTGGAAATCCATTGGATGTTCCTGAATAGGAGTTGTTTTTGGCTTACTCATGTCAGTTACACTGTACTTTCCGAGCACCATTTCAATTCTATCAATGTGCTGATCTTCAAGAGTGCCGGCATATTTTATACGGAATTTGTATTCTTTTTTACTTTCCGTTAAGTATTGTTGAAATGTTTTCATTTTATCCAGACCTCTATGTAATATAAGTTATTTATCGTTTTTCATTAGTTTTTCTAATAAAGCATTTCTATCTAAAACCACTGCATCACCGTCGGATTCGCTGGTTCCGTCATGTCTTGCTTGTACTTGATCAATTCTTGCTTTCTTTAATTGCAAATCAATCATTTTTAATTTTCTATCAATTTTTGCACCTTTGGCATTTAACGCAGTATCAAGCATTCTGGCTGCAGTACTAAAAATATCGCCGGCATATCTTGCTTCTACGTTCATACCTAAATCCATTAGGTCTTTAAATGTATCTTTGGCAGTATCTGCAATATCGTCCATTTCGCCATCACTTGCTTCAAGGTTTTCTACCATTGGCAGAGCGGCGTCAATTTTGTCTGCTTTGCTCATTGCATTTTGATAAGTTTCAGCGTCAGGCACAGGAATAACGTCCTGTTGTTCTGTGACTTTTTCTTCTTCTACTTTATCAGCAGGTGCTAAATTTAATAAATCTTCTAATTTTTTTGTCATACAATTACTTACCTTGCTTTACCTTTGTGGAAAATATCTTCTTCAGTAACAACTCTAAACTTAATACGTTGTTGTTTACACCATCTACTAGCGGCTTCCCATTTTGCCATATTAACAATAACTCGGGCTTGTGCCATTTGACTTTTACCTGCACTTTCCATTGTTGTTTCTTTTTTTGGCTTTACTTCAATGAGTTCTGCACTTTGTCTACCGTTTTTGTCTGAATATACAACTAAAAAGTCTGGAAGATATATTGATGCTTTTCCTGTAAGTGGATTTTTATACGGTATTTTTACACTTTCGCTTGACCATTGTGTTATGCCTGGATGATTATCACAAAATTGCATAAATGCCCATTCCCAACTACTACGATAAGTAGGTTCTTTTAATCCAACATACTTTTCTGGAGACTTTAAAGTAAATTTACCTTGTGCAAATTTTGCCATCGGGCTAACTTAATATGTTACGAGCAACTAAATTGTTTGGAGATTGACTCTTGTTAAATCCTAGCATACTTGTATCGTTGCGTGTTTGGTTGAGTAAACTAATAATACTTTGTTGTATATCGTTTAATCCGTATTCTCTTAATTCATCAACAATTATCATTGGAGAATTACCTGTGTTAGTAGCAATGCTAATTACTGTGTCTGTTAAACTATTTGCAATCTCATTGTTTCCTTCAGTTTTATCTAAAAAGAAACCTAGCACTGCATCATACTCACCCGAAGTAACTGTAACGTTCTCGTTGGTATTATACGAGTTAAACACATCTGTTTCTGTTACTGTTGTTGTATTTGCTGGTAAATTAGCCATTTATACCTCTTATGTTGCTACTGCTGTTGGTAAGCCTTTAGTTACTTTTGTAACTCCTTTAGGACTTGCACCAAGATTTTTGCCAAATGCTTTTCCTAGTTCACCTTTAAACGATCCTGGTCCACTACCACTCATAAAATCTTGTGCTTTTCCTAAGTCATTTTGAAAGTTTGTTTGAAAGTCTGGATTGTCAACAAATCCACTTAAATTACCAAAGGACTTAGGTAAAGATCCTGTTACTTTTCCAACTAAACTAAATGCCTGCGAGGACATATCTTCTAAAGACTGTAAATTAAACTTTCCAAGTGCGTTTGCTAATGGTTGCTTTAAGTTAGCACCTACTTTAACACCGTTACTTGCTATCTTGTTCTGTGATGGTGGAATAAAGTTACCTGCAACTGTTCCAACTTTAGGTACGTTAGGTAAAGGATTGGCTCCGCCTGTTGATCCTGAACCGCTACTTGGAAACTTAAAATCACCTATTGGATTATTTCCTCTAAGTGCGTTTGTTGCCATACCTGTTAATTCTGATTTTAGCATACTTTTAAGATTAGCACCTTTAAGATTTTGAGCTCCTCTTAAACCAGTAACAACTGCTCCTGCTATATTTCCGCCTGATAAATCACTTCCTATACTACCTACCGCATCAACAACTCCACCAGGACCAAATACACTAGTAGTACCGCCTCCTTGTGGTGTTAATGGACTAGAAGCCTTATCATAATGCATTTCACCAAAACCTGCTGGGCCATCGCCTGCTACAAGTCCTGACTTGTATTTAACAGTTTCAAACTTTACAGTCATTGAATTTTCCATTAATCCTTGACTGTCTGCATAATCGTGCCTATCGTGTTCAAAACTTTGAATTATAGGATTAACTAACCAATATTCTGTGTACTTCTTTTGGTAGATACTATAAATTTTTATGTGACTAAAAAACTGTCCACTGTTACGATCTAGTCCCCAGTTTCTTGCTGAGTTTGGCATCTTTGTGTATGTGTCTTTTAGAGAATAAGTTCCGCCACTTTCATAGTTTGGATCGTTATTGTAAAAGGCATAATACGCATACCACATATTACGAATAATATCACTGTTATCATCGTGAAATGTTAAACGTACAGGGTCATAGTTTATTTTATTATATGTATAACGCTTTCTGTTATACTGATTGTGTTCTGCTAACTCATAGGAGTATTTGGGCAAGTCTACGTTTTTTACGAGAAAACTTGCCTCTAATTGCTCACTTCCTGAAAAGGAAAATCCTAGTCCTGGGTTAATTCCAAAAGTACAATGGAATAAAAATCTATGCTTTGGAGCAAGACGGTAATTACCGTCAACAAAGGTTTTGGATGCATGTCGAAAATCTCGAACATTATCCCCAGTTGAAAGAGCGGTTAGAAAAGAGTTTAATACACTCATTACAAAATCCTGACTCTATTAACCAGTAACAACCTCACCAATTGTTCTTGCCACTGTAGCACCAACGCCAGCACCAATTGGTGTCTGTACTGCATTATCAAATCTAATTGTTAAGGCAATAGTTGCGGCTTCACTGCTTGAATAGTTTAAATCACCGTAGTTTACGTTTGAAATAAAGCAACCGTATAATTCCCAAGTCTCAAGTACGTTTGGTGCACTTGCTCCATTACCACCGTCTAATACTTCACAACGTGTGATAAACTTGAAATCAATACCAGATGCTGCACTTGACTGTTCCATCATATCAAACTGCTTTTGTGTTTGCTCACCAACTAGTTTTGCAACTTGACCTGATGCATCATCACGTAAGTTAACTGTTGTTGGATCCCAAGTGTGTTTACCTTGGATGTACACTTTACTGTTGTAGATATCAATCGGAACATCTTCAAATGTTACGGCTGGACGAGTAAAATCAATTACTTGTTTTGTTAATTCGCTACGTGGAGTTGAAACACCAAAGTTTTCAAAACTTACACGGAAGCGATACTTTAATTTTGGCATTAACAGGCCTTGAGCTGATGCGGACTGATCCGATGCTAAAGGTACTGTAAACTTGCTTAATGAACTTACTGACATATTTTTTGCTCCTGCTTATTAGTATTTAGTCACTTTTTTTACTGCTAATTCATACATCACAGACTCTTAAATAGAGCCTGTGTTTTGTATACGAACTGGAATATAAATGTATTCAACTGCCTTAACAGGTTCAACTGCAATATCAATATACAATTCGTTACGATCAATTCTATCGTTTGTGTTGTTTGATTCATCACAAACTACTAGGTAATCGTATAAGCCTCTTTTTGCAACTAAGTCATTCATTAACTGTTCAACTACTTGTTTAACTTCATCTCTTGTTAACTTGTCGTTTGGTTCGAAAACAAACGGCTTAGTAATAACTGCTAGTCTTTCACGTACATATGCAACTAAACGTGCAACGTTAATACGATCTAATGCACTTGCAGTTGCTGTGCGTGTTTTGTTACCGTAGTTAAGTATTCCGTTACCCGGGAAGAATGATACTGGGTTAATACTGTTATCATACAATGTATCACGTAAACTTTCACGTACACCTGTTGCAACAAACTCACCTGTTACTGTATCTAAATATCCAAGTCCAGTAGCATTATCTACTACACCACGTCTTGTACCTGCTGGTGCAAACCATGGAAAACTTGCTTCATCGGAACGTATTAGTGTTCTTAAAATCATATGACTTGCTGGAACCATAATACTGTTTCCATCTAAGTCAGTTGAAATACCATGTGGATAAAACACACCCATATATGTATCTGCACTAACTAATCCGTCATCACCGTTATCTGATGCTAAGTTACTGTTTAACGCCCAGTTCTGGATATCAGTACTGTTTGCCGCTAATCTAAATGGTGTATCACCAATTATAAAGCCTGTGTTACGTCTATCATTGTTTAATGCAATCATGTTAGCCATTAGCTCTGGATAACCTGGTGCTGCCATTACGTTAAAGTTTCTTTGATCTTCACGTAACTCACCACTTGTATCAATTACTGATTTCATTTTTTCTACAATAACTTGACGTACTGCGTTTCTACCCATATAAGGTGAACCATCAGTTTTGTTACCTGCAATACTTACCCATGCATCTGTTTCTGCTGGTAATACTTTACCTGGAAAATCATCTGCGTTAAAGTAATCTCTTCTAAACTCTTTAACATTGTAACTACTACGTCTTGTGTTAAACAATAGTGTACCACGTGGATAAAGTGCATTACTCGGTGCGTCTAAATCAACATCGTTATCTGTTAATAAACTTGCAATACTAGTAACTGTTCCTGTAACAACGTCTGTTGTTGTATCGCCCATATAACGTGCATCAGCAAATAAAATACCATCACTACTTGTTTGATCGCCTTTATCAATTGCTACCCATTTGTTTTCACCATCAACTAGTTGATAACGTTTAATAAACGGATAGTTTTCTAAATCGCTTGTGTCAATCCATAAATCACCAACTACTAATGCTGACTTGTCGCTTTGCTCTGTTGGAGCACTTGCACTTACAAACGGACCTTCTGGATTAGTTTGACTTAAATCAAAGCCTCTAGCATCTACAGTTACGTTTTGGTAACCTTTCCAGTCTGTACCATCGTGTATCATAATATCTACTTCGTTAGTAATATTCTGGTACCACATACGACCGTTATCTGGATTTGCAGTAGGTTGTGTTGCACCTACAACGTATGTTAATGCTTGGAAATTACTTATAATAATTTCACCAGTTGTAACATCGTCTCTTGCATAACTGTTTGCACTAACTATGCCTGCATCTGCAATCGGTGTTCCTGTAGTTTCGTCTAATTTTACAAAACCACCTAAACTGTGTGTAATTGTAATTGCACCAGTATCTTCTAACTTTGCAGTAACATATGGAACAGCCGCTGCATTAAATTCTTGTACAAATAACTCTTTAGTTGTACCACTTAATGTAACTGATGCACTTGATGTTGCTATTGTGTTTTTACCACTTGCAATAATTGTAAAGGCATCACTTGCAGTAAATGTTGGGCTAGTTAAGTTACCTGTAAGTACTGTTTCGCCTTTTACTTTACGCTCATATAACTTATATGTTATTTCACCTAATGTTGACTTTTCTGCTAACGCAATTACTTTGCCTGTAGCAACGTTTAATCCGCCGCCAATAGCATCAACGTCATACATTGCAGCCTCTTCTGACTTGTATAACTTAACACTTTTATCTGCAAATAAATCTGTTATTGAACTATATGCACTTACATCAATGTCTGCACCTGTGTTAGAATTTGTTGTTTTAATCCAAATACTTCCAGTTGGTCTTGATGCTGCATCACCGCTTCTCCATTCTGGAATTGAAGTGTGTGGATCAATGTTAATTGCTGGAATGTAAAAATCTCCTGCTGACATACCAATATCTGCTAATAATGTACCTGTTCCGCTAATAGCAATTTTTCCTGAAGCTGTACTTGCAGTTCCAAACAAACGAATGTTTCCTTCACTACTAAGTTGTGAAGTAACACCTGTAACAGCCGCTGCATTAATATCTGCTACCACTTGAGAAGCAGATGTGCCTGTCATTGATATAACATTACCATTAATTGTAATAGTATGTCCTATTGTTACTGTTGGATTTGTTTCTGTACCTTGTACTGCTGACCATGTGTTGTACCATGAATTAACACCAACAACTTGCCAACCTGCACTTGTCTTTAAGAAAAGTTTGTTGTTTGTTGTTGTAGTGTCAATGGCATAATCTGCTATTGAACCAATATGTGCTTTTGGAATACCACCATCCATATCAGTTGCCGCAGTAATTACTACCGGTACTTTATTAGTAAATGTTTGTGTACTTGAAGACCATTGAAAAATTCCCCATTTAGACTTTGTAGTGTTAAGCCAGTGTGTTCCGTTAGCCGGGTCACCTGCAGGACGTCCTGCACTTCCTGTTAACTGTCCTAAATCAATGTCTGCACGAACGATATATGCTCTATTACTAACGCCTAATAAACTGTATGCTGACATTAAGCCATGCTCGTTTAGTTCATAGCCATGTAAAGCAGTTCCGCTTGTACTCTGATAATATGATGGTTCACCAAATGTAGAAACTAGTTCTCTTTGTGAGCCAATTAAATATGCCTTTTCAGCATTTGCTTTTGTAGTTCCACTAGCAGTATTGCCTGTGGTTGGATCTTTCTTGTCTTGTGCAGATGCTATCACCAACATTGGTACCGTACCAACTGCCGTACTTGCGTACTGTGATTCATCTATAACTTTGACCTCGATACCGGGTGAAATAAGTGCCATTTTATACCTCGCGAATATATAATATATATTAATATTTTGTAGTTGTATTTATACTTTTGCAACAAAAAGGCGTCTATTAGACTCAGATACCAGGTACCCTTTAAAGGGCACCGCTAAATATTTGTATGGAAAAACGACCTATATGTACTAAATGCAAGAAAAAATTTGCAGCCTTTAACTATCGTAAAGGGGAAAAGGTTTACTATCGCAAAAAATGTGATAGTTGCAATCGTAAGCACAAAGCAGACGGTAAAAAAAGTCCGTGGGCAAAAGCAGGTTATAAAAAGAAAACTGTTTGCGAAAAATGTGGATTTAAAAGTAAGTACTACGAACAAATAGAAGTGTACTATATAGATGGTAATATGATTAATATAAAACACACTAATCTTAAATCAGTGTGTTTAAACTGTTTAACTGAATTGGGACACGAAGGATGGAATACTAAGCAAGGTGACTTAATACCTGACTTTTAAGATCTTCTAACGTACTATTATTTTTGATAATTGCATCAAATTTATCATCATTTGCAACCCAGGCCCATTCACTTATGTGTACTTCTGGAAAAATTACTGCCATTGAATTATGTTCAACGTAAGTTGCATCGGCTTCATTAATACCTACGGCAGTTACAAACCACATAGGTTTTTCTCCTCTACACACTTGCCAAACTTCTCCATCTAATTCTTTTATTAGATTAATCTCGTTTGAAAAACGTACATCTGGTATTACAAAATTTTTAGTAGGATTTTGTATTAGTTGTTGCTTAACTAAACTTACCCATATACCATCAAAGAATCCACTTCGCATACAGTCAGTACCAAACAACTGAAGAACAAGACGAGGAGTAATATCTTTTCCTGTTTCCTTACTCCAGAATGTATCTTGTGTTTCACGCCATTGTCTGCTGTCATCAGTATCTCCTTCAAGCATATTTCTGTCCCAACCAAATACAGTTGCAACTCCGTCTTTTAACTTATCAGCAAAACTAATCTTAGTAAAGTCGTGATCTTGTACCAGCATATCAGCCACGGTTCCTTTACCGCTACCGATGAGACCACATACTCCGATTATCATAAAGTACCTCTTTTTATTTTAAGGGTTAGCCCATGACCCATGTCATTGGCATTTGTCCGTCAACTAAATTCATTAAATCTGTTTCAAGTTTGTCAAGTTCTGTTTGTGCTTCTACTTTAAGAGCATCACCATTTAAACTTGTTCCACCTTGTGGACCGGCAATAGTTGCAAATTTAGAACGTGCTTCACCTAACATATACTTACTTCTTGCTAGTGCATAGTCGTATACCCATGGCTTACAACGTGTATCTGTTAGCAATGACGTATCAGGTCTTACATTATACATCCATAACATAACTGTTTCGCCATCTGATCTAACATTTCTAATTATTGTTAATTTTTTTGTAACAGGATTAAAAGTAAAGTTAATATATGCTCCAAACATACGTCCAGCCATTTCTTGATACTGCTTGTAGAAATCGTAAGTAGCAAGACCACCCATCTTTCCTGCAGTTAACATATATGTGTTCATGTAACCTGCTTCAAAAGGCTCAAACACACTACCAACATTACCTGTTGTACTACGAAATACTTGTCTAACATTTTCTACTTCATTAGGTAATGTATACTCTGTCTGTCCTGTAACTAGTGCTAAAAAGCCATAACTTTCTTCAACGGCATTACTGCTTTTTTGACGATACACATCTAGTGCTTTTTGCAAAGCCATTTCATAGTGTGCTGCATCAAGCTCAACATCAACCATACCTCCACCGAGACTAAGTTCAATATAATCAAAAAGTTTTTGTTTTTCAGTTGTTAAGTCAGACATGTACTAAATCCTTTATATTACTACTATTTAGTCACTTTCAATAGTATTGTCTGATCATTGATTCTGCCATTTAGTTTAGTTTCAGTAGTTTTTATACTATCCATAAACTTCCTAACAAATACTTTATTACCTTTATTAAAACTTGCTAACTGCTCTAATGGCTTCCTAAGTGTTTTTTGTACACTTTGTTTTTCATCAAAGTATAATATTGTTGTTCCTTTAACTTGTAATGTAGCATGTTCTTCAGCAACATACTTTCCTAACTTACGAGTTTTTACATTGTATACCCATAACTCTGCACTTTCAAGTATATCAATAGGATTAACACTTGCAATTTTTAGTGTTGTATCCTCTTTTTGATACTTCAATCTTGCAACAATTTTATCCTTAGCAACAGGCTTTTTTGTTCTAGTTTGATTTGCTTTTTGGCTCGTAATAATCATATCACATGCACTTACTATTGCATTGTATATTTCAGCAATTTTCTTTTGTTGCTTTGTTGAAAAATGTGCATATCCTTCAACTAATTGATCATACATATCATCATCTTTTTTCTTAGGCCCTATAAGTTCAGAAAACTCTTGTGCTACCGGCTTAAAGTACTCTCTAATAATACGAGCATGATTACCTTTAACTTCTAACTTTCGTAATGAAGAAACAGGATTAAAACTTTTTAAATCAAACTTATCAATATTATCTAATGCTTCGTCAACTTCTTCTTCAATCTTTGTTGCATATACCATACTAGCATTTTTTAACTTTTGTTGTATGCTTAATACAGGTGCAGTATTCTTTGCTTTTTCTTCTTTTTTAATTTCGTCAACTATTAAAGATCCTGCCGCAATGGCTTCTTCAACTCTTGGCTTAATAAATTCTGTGATAGGTCGCATACTATCCATTGTCCCAGGACATGATTCCCAATATTCATTATGTGGTTCAAAGTAATCAGGACATCCTGTTAATAGTAACTTGGCGTATATTGCAACAGTTGGGCTTATTTGTCCTTTCTTAGCACTAGAAATATCTTTCTTAGTGTATTGCTCTTGTTTCATCCATTCGTAAATAAAAGGAACAACATCACTTGTTTTATAGTTCTGATAATAAAACTCTACTGCTTGTTGCCTTAACCTGTGGAATTCATATCCAGACAGTTTTTCAAAATCAGCAAAACTAGGTCCTGTTAATTTAGCACCTCTTTTAAGTCTAGGTGCACCTTTTACTACTTTTTTCTTAGGCTTTTTAGTAAGTGATCTTGCAGTAGCCATATTATTCTCCTTTGTTTATATTACTATAATACACTGTTTTGTTTGTATGTCAACCTTTATCTTTATATAAATATAGTATAACAAGGATTTCACATGCCCAGACTATCACTATGGAAGCCAGAACGCAACAAAGACTTTACGTTTTTTGACAATAGAATACGTGAAATGTTTACTATTGGCGGTACTGGTATTAATATACACAAGTACTTAGGTCCTGATACATCTAACAATGATGGCAAGGATGCTACACAACCAAATTATGCCAGTCAAAGTGCAACAAATATACAAGATTTGTTGTTTTTAGAAAACCGTGATCGTAAGTACGATTCAAGTATATATCAACTTAGAGGTATTTATAACGTAAGTGATATTGATTTTGATTTAACACAGTTTGGTTTATTCTTACAGAACGATACATTGTTTGTCAGTTTTCATATACAAGATATGGTAAACGCACTTGGAAGAAAACTTATTAACGGTGACGTATTTGAATTACCTCATTTGCGAGACTTTTACCCATTAGATAGTGCATTACCGGCTTCTCTACGTAGGTACTATGTAGTACAAGATGCAAGTAATAGTGCTGAAGGATTTAGTCCAACATGGTATCCACATATTTGGCGTGTTAAGTGTACACCATTAGTCGACAGTCAAGAGTACAAAGACATCTTTGACGATACTGCTAAAAAACAAGATGGTACTGACGCTGATAGAACACTAAAAGATTTACTTAGTACATACAAAAAAGAAATTGAAATTAATACTGCAATAATTCAAGAGGCTGAAAACGAAGTTCCAAAAAGTGGTTACGACACTGATAAATTTTTTGTTGTACCAACTGAACCAGATGGAACACCAGCAGACGGTGAAGAAACAGAAAGTGCTGATAATACCGGTGTTAAAGCAAGTAGCACACTGGTTACAGTGGATGAAGTTCCAACAACGCCAACAAGTAACGGTTATGATGGTTACTTAGTAGGCGACGGCTTAGCACCAAATGGATTTCCAGTAACTCCTGGAATAGCGTTTACAAATAACCCTAGCGTTGGAGATTATGTTTTACGACTTGACTTTACTCCAAATAGACTATTTAGATTTGATGGTAATAGGTGGGTTAAAATTGAAGATTCAGTTCGTACAAGTACAACAGGTGGTGCAGGTACTACACAAAAAGATTCATTTGTTGAAAATACTAAGCAGTACACAGATGATGAAAATAATACATTTAATAGTAGACAAACACTTAGTGATGCACTAAAACCAGAGGCAGATGATTAATGGCAAGACAATTTTTCTATGATAATCAAATAAGAAGATTCCTCTTACAATTTGTTAGAATGTTTAGTAACTTTCAAATTGAGATAGGAGCCCCGGATTCAAGTGGCAATAGAACGCTTTTGACCGTCCCTGTGCGTTATGGAGATATGAGTCGTAATGCAGCTGCTATACTTAGAGAAAATAGTGAAAATAAAGTCTTAGGTGCTCCGATGATGAGTTGCTATATTAGTAGTTTAAAGTATAGTAGAGATCGTGTACAGGAACCAAATCATATTAATAAAATGCAAGTTAGACAACGAAAATATAATGCAAGTACAGAAACTTATAGTCGTACACAAAGTAATGCAATTACAGTTGAACGACATATGCCAGTACCTTACGATTTAACAATGAATTTAGATGTATGGACTACTAATACTGAAATGAAGTTGCAGTTACTAGAGCAAATGCTATGCTTGTTTAACCCTAGTTTAGAAATACAAAGTACAGATAACTATGTCGACTGGACAAGTTTAAGTTTAGTAGAATTAACAGACGTTAACTTTACAAGTAGAACAGTTCCAACTGGTACAGAAGATACAATCGATGTTGCTACATTAACATTTGATATGCCTATATGGATGTCATTACCTGCTAAAGTTAAAAAGATGGGTGTTATACATAAAATTGTTAATAGCATTTATGACGGTAACGGAGACTTAGTAAGTTCTATTGGAAAAGATGACTTAGTACTAGGACAACGATTAGTTGTTACTCCAGGACGTTATGGAGCAATACTACTTAACGGACAAGCAGAACTAGTAGATTATGATAATGAGCCCACGTCCGATACCTTACATACTAGTCAAATACTTAAGAAGTCAGCAAGTAAGCCAAAATGGAGATCAGTACTTGAACAATACGGTGCAGTAAATCCTGGAATTACACAATTACGATTTATACAACCTGACGATAGTGAAGTTATTGGAACAGTTGCATATCATCCTACAGATGATCAAATACTTTTAATAACTATTGACGCTGATACTATTCCAACTAATAGTTTAACTGCCATAGATGCAATTATTAAGCCTAGTAGTGTTAACGTAGATACATTTGTTAAAAATACAAACTCAAGATACTTGATACTTGAAGATATTGGAAAATCAACTAACACAGATGGTAGTGATTTTTGGAAAAGTACTAGTGATGTTGACTTTATTGCTAGTGCAAACGATATTATTGAATGGGATGGTACACAATGGACTGTAGCATTTGATAGTTCTGCAATTAGTGTTGCAAACTACGTTACAAACGCAACAACAGGTATACAGTATAAATGGAACGGTAGTGCTTGGCTAAAAAGTTTTGAAGGCGAGTATCAACCTCAGGACTGGCGAGTAGTTATCTAACCTATATCAAGTTGGCTAATAAAATCTCTATAATCTTTAAGGTGTAAATTACTACACCATCTCCATGATTCAGGACAAACATAATCTGCATTAGGATGAACGAAGTGAAAATTTACCTGATAGTAAGCCTTGAATAATCTTGTCATATTTGCTTCCCACTTACTTCCGTTGACATGCTCATTTCTTTCCTTGTAGGCATTTGTACCTGCATATATGTTACTGTTGTAACCTTCTGCTTGTTGATTATCAAATCCAATAAGATAAATGTCTTTGTGTCCGTGATAGGCCGCTAAGTATGTTGCTACTGCACCAGCATTCATTATATAATTTTGAGGAACCAAGTGAAACTTACCAGGGTACTTAACCATTAAAGCCGCACTACTGTAAACAATATTATTATCACAGTAATCAGTTTCTATAATTTCTTCCATCATAACTTCAGTATTGCAGATTAAAAAATCTGGAGACATATCTCTATAAAGTGCATTGCATCCGTAAGTTTGACACTTTAAACTAGCAAATAAACCGCCTTTGTGATTTGTTAGCAAACTAAGTCTAAACTTTTGTCTACTATCACCGTTACCAATAATAACTGCATTACCTCTATGATCACTGTTATTAACAGTAACAGGTACCCATTCACGTTCTTCTTGACGCTTACCGGCTTCTATAGTTGTGTGATGAATAATAAATTCACCTTCATATTCAGTGGCGTAAAAAGGAAGTTTCATTACACTACTATCTCTGCTATCTTAATTCCTGAATCTAAATTTTCTTCTATTGCTTTTCCTATAACGCAAACTGCGTTAGGCATAGCACTTTCTTTTGCCAATGCAACGCCTGTTCCTGCAACAGGTCCTGAAACAATTATGTCGCCTTTGCGTATTGGTCCATCAATCTTGCAAGGTACTCTACCTCTTAATGCTACTGCTATACCATCAGCATCACTATTCATTAAATGTGCAGGATTAGTTGATACAACTCCTGCAACTCTGTGATCATGCATTATATTAGTTGTAGTGACTTCTTTATCTCCACCAAATATTAAAACAGTGCCTGGTTCATAATCTTCATCGCTAGTATAAATTTCTGCCAAGTCAGCATATTGAGCCGATGTTGCAGTTCCACTAAACACACCACTTGCTAAAGTAATACCACTTGAATTAAATGTTGTATGTGTTGCGTTGTCTAAAACTAATGTGGCTACTCCTGTGCCAGAGTCTGTTACTGAAAGTGAACTGTCTCCTTGTGATATTGAGTTTGTAGCAATACCTGATAGCCCACTGCCATCACCTGTGTATGAAGTTGCATCTACAGTGCCATTAACACTTACACCTGTTGCTGTTGTTTCAAATTTAGTAACATTATTATATCGTAACTGCACTTGTGCATCTGCGTAAAATATAGCCATATATTCAGCTGCATTTTTCTTACTTAAATATATGTTTCCATCTGTTTGAACCCAAGTATTATGAGCATTGGTGCCTCTTATAATATTATTTGAACCATCATGATGTATTGTAAAATCACCACCGGTACCAAGTTTAATCGTATCATTGTCACCCATATTAAGATGAGATTCTAAAGTGGTTTCACCAGCCACTTCCAATCCTGTTCCGTTAATTAATTTAAGATCTGTGCTTGTGAATCTTGCACTAATGTTATTACTGCCTGCTTTCTTGTGTGCAATTTCAATAATACCGTCTTCAGTACCATCACTTGCATCATCAATTTTTGCAGTAATTTTTGCAAATACTTGACTAGAGCCTGCGTCATTGTCGCCTTTAAATTTAATTTGTCCAATATAATCAGCATCTGATCCAGCATTGTCTGACGGATTTCTTGTTAGTGTAATTACCGGTCCTGCACTATTTCCTGTTGATGTATCTGTTAGACTTGCTCCGTCACTCTCGGCAGTAAAAGCACCACTAACTCCTGTTAAGTTGCTTCCATCACCATAAAATGCATTGGCTTTAATATCTGCGTAACTTGTTATAGTGACATTACCACTAGTTGTTCCAACTTCATCTGTATTAATTACTGCAAAATGATTTGCACTCTCATCATATATTAACGCAACATTACCATCACTACCTCGTTCCATAACGATACCAGTATCTTTATCAGCACTTCCTGATTCTCCGCTATTGATTCTTATTAAAGGATCTGTTATATTTGTTACATCAAAATTTACCTGGGCGGCCTTAGGTCTTGTTAATGGCATTTTTAAATTCCCGTTCTTACTTGAATAATTATATAAACATATTTAGTCAAAAAGAAAGGCCCCGGAGGGCCTTTCTAAGTTAGTTTTTTGCGTAAATTACATACGGCCTACAACAACTTCAATAACGCCTTCTGCGCCGTCAAAGTCTTCTAAAGCCTTACCAATTACTTGACCCATTTTTGGATCTGCTTCTGCACGAGCACAACCGTTACCAGCCGCTACAAGCATATCACCTTTAGCAATTTTACCTGTAACTTTAGCAGGTACACGACCTGTTAATGCAACTGCAACACCATCAGCGTCACTGTTCATTAAGTAAGCAGGGTTAGTTGATACTACACCAGCAACTTTTTTGTCGCCGTCTTCCATACATGTTGTTACTTCTGCGTCACCGCCAAAGCATACAACTGTACCAGGTGCAATTTCACCGTCTGCTTTATAGATCTCAGCCAAGTCAGCGTATTGTGCCGAAGTTGCTGTACCACTAAATGTACCAGCGTTAGTAATGTCGTTTCCGCCCATGTTAATGTCACCACTCATAGTGCCACCTGTTAAGGATAACTTACCATTTATGGATGCATTAATAGTAGCTGCGAAGTTGGCGTCATCACCTAGTGCTGCCGCTAACTCGTTAAGTGTGTCTAATGTACCAGGTGCACTATCTACTAGTCCGTTAATTTCATCATCAACATATTTCTTTGTTGATAAGTCATAATCTTGACTAGGGGAATATGAACCACCTGCGTATATACTTCCAGCACTTAAAGTTAGTACTGCAGCATTATCTACTGTTAACGCAATGTTTCCTGAACCTGTGTCTGTAACTGTAACACCTGTGTCTGCAACAGAAATAGCACTTGAGCTAATCTCTTGTAAACCACCACTTGTAAATGTAGCAACAGTTGAACCACCAACTTTAATTAACACTCTATCATTAGCAGTATCCATAACGATTGATTCTTCACCGTTTGTACCTGTAATAGATGTAACTGTTGATGTTGTTGTTAATACACGAGCATCAATAACATCGCCAGTTGCCGGAGCCTCTGTAAACGTTAATGTTGTTCCACTGATCGCATAAGCAGTTGTTGGAATCTGTACAACACCGTTTAATGCAACGATTGTTGTAGCAGTTGTACCACTTACTGATAATGTAAATGCAGTTGTTGTATCATCACCTGCGAAAGCGTCTGCTGTAATAACTGTAAAGTCAGTACCTGCGTTCCACTCACCACCTGTGTATACTTCAATAGCACCAGTTGAACTGTTAAAACGGAACATACCTGCTACGCCAGTTCCCGGACGTTGTGCAGTTGTACCAACTGGAATCATCATACTGTCTGTACTGTCAACTTTAAAAGTTACGCCAGTAGTTGCAGTTGTTGAGCCAATAATACCTGATGCCGCTGTAACCGCGCCACCAAATGCTGCCGCTGTGTCACTGATTGTTAACTGTGTACTTGTACCATTATCATCAATACCAGTTGATGCGAAAGTAGAAATTGTTCCACCATGTATCTTATCACCTGAGATTTGATCATCTGCTAATGTTAATGTACCGCCACTTACATCAATAGTTTTACCTGAACCTGCAGTTACACTACCTGTTAAGTCACCAGTTACGTCACCAGTTACATCACCAGTTACGTCACCTGTAATTGTACCACTTGCCGCTATTGTTGTAAATGCACCTGAAGCCGGAGTTGTTGCTCCAACTGTACCATTTAATGCACCTGCAAAGCCAGTGTTTGCTGTAATAGTTGTACCAGTTACGGCTGCTGGAGTGTTTCCACCTACAACGCCGTCTAATGCACCAGCAAAACCAGTGTTTGCAGTAATAGTTGTACCTGTTACAGCAGCTGGAGTTGTTCCACCTACGATACCATCAACATTACCTGTTACATTACCTGTTACGTTACCTGTTACGTTACCTGTTAAGTTACCAGTTAAACTTGAACCATCCCATGCAGGACCGTCTGTAAGTTCACCGTTTGCGCCGACTAATACTAAGTCACCGTTTGTTAAGTCTTCAACTCTCATACTTCCAAAAGCTGCACCACCTAATGAACCGCTCATAACAGCCGCTGTATCTGTAACGTCTGGAATATAAACGAACTCACCAGCACCACTTAGTTCTGACATGTCAGCACCAAAGTAACCTGCTTTTGCAGAGCCATCGTTATGTAAGTATTTGATACCTCTGTCTAAACTATCGTTTGAGTCAGCACCAACCTGGAAGATTGGATCTGCAATAGTTACAACAGTTGAATCAACAGTTGTTGTTGTACCTTGAACTGTTAAGTTACCAGCAACAATTAATGTTCCACCAGTTCCGTCTGGAGATGGATCAATTGTTAAGTCACCAGTTGTTGAACTAATTTCGTTACCATCAATGTTGATGTTACCCATTGTTAGTCCGTTAGCATCAATTTTACCTTCTTCAGCACCTTCAATGTTAAATGCTATAGTACCGTCTGAACCTGTGTCAGTTACAGTAACGTTTGAGTTGCCTTGTAAAATTGAGTTTTCTGCACCACTTAACTGATCGTCAACATATTTCTTTGTTGCCGCGTCTTGGTTTGCAGTTGGATCTACAACGTTTACAATTTTGTTTGAACCAGCATCAATTGTACTAGAAGCATCAAATGTAATACCAGCCGCAGTAAAGTTACCATTAATGTCAACAGTGTTAAATGTACTTGTACCTGTTGCCGCTGTAACGTTACCAGTTAAGTCACCAGTTACGTCACCAGTAATTGTACCGGATGCGCCGATTGTTGTAAATAGACCAGCAGCTGCCGTTGTTGCACCTACTGTACCGTTTAACGGTCCAGCAAATCCTGTATTTGCTGTAATTGTTGTACCAGTAACGGCAGCCGGTGTGTTTCCACCCACGATACCATCTATGTTACCAGTTACGTTTCCTGTTAAAGCACCTGCAAAGTTTGTGTTTGCAGTAATTACTGTACCAGTTACGGCTGCAGGTGTTGTTCCACCTACGATACCATCCTGTGTACCTGTATGAGCACCAGCAGATGCACCTGTTAGGTCACCTGTGAAGCCAGTACTTGCAGTAATTGTTGTACCTGTTATTTCTTTTGCCTTCATGTCGGCATAAGCTGCGATTGTAACGTTACCAGCAGTGGTACCGTCATCAGTTGTTGTTGCGAATGCGAATTCGTCTTCGCTTTCATCGAAAATAACAGCCGCGTTTGCGTCGTCACCACGGTTGATGATAAAACCACCATCAACTGATGGTGAACCCGTTGCACCACTACTTAATAGTAAAAATGGGTCTGCGATTGTTGTGTTTGTTGTGTCTACAGTAGAGGTTGTACCACTAACGGTTAAATTTCCGCTAACAGTAAGGTTACTACCGTAAGTTAAATTATCAACCAATTTTCCAGCAGTAACCGATTGGTTGGCAAGTTTTGCCGTGGTTACATTTAAATCTGTAATCTGGTTGGTTTTTATACGAGTAACAGCCATAAGTGAATCACTCCTCTTTATTATGGTTTATTGGTTTGGTCGGACCAACTGTATTTATAAAGGAAGTGCGGTTTTTTACTACTATGTTAATGTTTTAGGTCAGAAACTTTAATGGAAATCTACCCAGGTACTATTTGCATAACCTTGGAATTTATTGTCTGTTGTGTTGTAGATAACCATTCCGTTAGTCGCTGTAAGAGCGTTACGTTGTGTTGTTGTCATACTTGCTAACTGTACTGCATTACTAAATGCACTTTTACTATTTTCTAATGCAAGTACTTCAGTACCGGCTGCATCAAAACGTATTGTATCGTCATCAGCGGATTCTTCAACTTGTATTCTAGTATCACTATCTGAATCTGACAATCCTCTTATAGTTGTCACAAGTCCAAGTTTTCTAACTTCAATTCTATCTCCAGTTACCGGTGCTCCAGTAAATGTTAATGTTGTTCCGCTAACGCTATACGCTTGTGTTGGCTCTTGTACTACACCATTAAGTGTTACCATAACTGTTGCACTATCCGCCGCACTGTTAAGAGTAAATGCAGTTGTGGTTCCATCTCCTGCAAATGCTTGTGTACTAATAGCACCTGTACTTGCTCCGACTTGTACCCAATCAACACCGTCATATACTTCAACCTTGTCATCATCATCGTTGAATCTTATCATTCCGTCTAACGGAGTTCCTGGACGTTGTGCTGATGTTCCTACTGGAATAATTAGTGCCGTAGTTGCATCAATATCAACTACACCTGTTCCTTGCGGTTGTAATACAATATCATCACCACTGTTAGTTGGCGTAATTGTTGATCCGCTAATATCTAACTCTGCTACTTGTGTATCTGCACCAGGACTAGATCCTACACCAAAATCACCTATGTATCTTGCACCAGTAATATAAACACTTGCTCCGGAAAAGTTTTTACCTGCTGGTAAATTTGTACCAATAAAGTGTAACACACCTGCTTGATAATCAAAGAACCATTCATCATTACTACCACTACCACCGGCAAAAACTTTATTGCTAATTACTGCGGAATTGCCGGCATCACTAGCAGTATGTACATAAACACTTACCAAGTAAGTACTTCCAAACTCAGGTGGTATCCAATCAGTTGAACCAGTTTTCCAAGTTCTATTTGCAGTTGCAGTTACATCTTCAGTACATTCAACTGGAGCACTATTTCCATATACCTGTACAGTACTACTACTCGAAGTAGGAATAACTGCTGGTATGTCTCCTGCCTGTTGCCATACTTTATCTCCACGAAGTAAAAGCGGACTTGCTATTGATTCGTTTGCGGCTGACTTTTGTGAATTTGTATCAGTTTTACTAACTGCAAAACCTAATTTTTTAAATAAGTAGTCAACTTTTTGGGTGTCTGAAATAGCCATTAACTTGCCTCCCCTATACTAAGCGAGGTAATACTTTGTCCACTTGTTAATGCAATTCTAACTAATACAACATTTCCTGTTGCGTTTGACATATTCTCACTACCCAATGTCATTGTGTATCCGCCACTTAAACTACTACCAGTTGGTATAACGTCTGCACCTGTACTTGCACCGCCGTCTACTCCGTTACCGCCGTTGCCTGTATCACTTCCAGGAACACCTGCACCTGCATACTGTGCCGTACCTGGAATCCAACCGTTTAATCCACTTGCACTATCAATTCCTGTTCCTGGTGCTGCAAACCAGACACCTGCTATACCAGAACTAGTGATGTTAAGATCAAAATTAGCAACAACTTTTCTACGGAATGCAAAAGTAAAGTATTGCGTACCAGTATCGCCACTTCTATCAGGCCCTGCTGGTAAGTTAGTACTATGGTCAGTTACATCATATTTTAATGTTCCAAAAATAACACTTGCTTCTTTAGTTCCGCTAACTGTAGTTGCTCCTGCTGATGTGTACGGACTATTTGTATAAAAGTTTGTACTACCTGTATATGATGGAGTGTCAGTTGTATCACTTAAAAAGTCTTTAATTCTTACACCATCATCAGTAAGGTCACCATTACCTAAACTATCAGCAACTGGAATAGAAAACTCACTAATACCACTTGGTGTTTCACTTACTAATGTTATGACTTTATTTAATTCTGCGTAACTTCCATTACCATTTACATTGGTTGCTCTAAATTGGAGTTTTCTACTTGCAGTTACATTTGAACTTGTAAGTGTAATTGTTTGATCGCCTATTGCATATTTGCTACTACTGTTTAATCCTGTGTTTGCAGTTGGAACACTACTTACTAAGTAAGTACTTGCTCCTTCAAGATTAGCATATGATTTATACTGTGTTGAAATGATACTATCACTTGTACCACCAACTGATGTACCATTAGCAATAGTAAAAACACTACTTGTATCTCTATACGTTTGCCCAATCCAGTTGTAAAGTTGAACACCACTTAATGTAAGTGTACTACCTGCACTGTAATAAGGAATACCTGAAATATAATTATATGTAACTGATCCTTCTGTAAGTGTTGCTCCACTTAAATCAACTGTTGGTGTACTAGTTACATTATCAATAACAACAGATACATAATTTGTGTTTCCTGTTGTTGTGTGTTCAAGTCTTTGATCGTTTACACCAGCACTATAACTACCTGTTGCTTGTGTAATCTTTGCATCAAATGTTTGATAAAAACCTGTTGGGTATGTTGAACTACTAATTGTATCGTGTGCATCTCTTTGATCTGAAACTATAAGAGCACCTGTTGTACCTGTCTGATTAAGTGCAGTACTAAATGTTCTATTACCAGCATCTGCACCGTTTATAGTTGCAGTAAGTGTACCTGCAGTTCCATCATAGACGTTAGTAACATTGTTAGTATCTATTGTTCCACTTGTATACCTTCTAGCAGTAGTTGTTGTTAGACTTGCTCCTGCACTTAGTGGATTGGTTGCACTATTATCTGTAAAGCCGTGTGCTAGTTTTGGACTTGTTCCTTGATAACTATCTTGTAATGTTAAACTTTCTGCACTTAATCCGTTTGGAGCAGACGGTACTGCATTAACTTGAAATACTAAACTATCAGTATCTGTTTGTGCTGAAATATCCGGTGTTCCGTTTGCAGTAAAGTTTAATGTTTTGTTTCCTGTGCTTACTCCAGTAAAATCGTGTCCTAATGTTGCACCAATTGATCCAGCACTTGAACCGTCTTCAGTTACTGTATCGTTTGAACTGCCATCATTCCAGTTATAAACATAGTCATCTGCGTTTTGTGTTGTGTTAGTAACTGTAACTAATGCATGATTTACACCGTCATAAGTTACACCATCATATACGTCATATTGATTGTCACCGCTTCTATCACTAACTCTGTTAGCAGTTCCGCTAATGTTTGCTCTTACATCGGGCTCAACATGTACTGTAAAGTTTGTGCTTATAAACGGACTACCTGTATGGTTACTAGTAACACGCAAGTTACCTGTATAATCTTGTGGTGTTCCACTTGCTTGATCTGAACCACTTAGTGTATAAGTGTGACTTATTGTTCGCCCTGTATCGCCACTACCGTTGTTTCCTGTGTTTACTGTTTGTGTTGTGCCATCGCCCCATGTATACACATATTGAATTCCGTATGTACTATAGTTGCCTATTGTATTTTCTGTATTGTTTGTAAACGTAACCGGTAAGCCACTGGTTGCACTTTCGTTAATTCCTGTTGTGACACTTAATCCTACTGTTGGTGTGTGATCATCATATATTTTTACAACTGCTGAATCGTCAGTCGGTACTGCACTTGGTAACGCAGTACTATGAGAATCAAGTGTTAATTCAACTGTTCTACTTACTTCTGTTTCTGTGCTTGTAGCAAATGTATGTGCTAATCGTGTTCCTGTTACGCCACCTGCATCACTATCTGATGTTACAACATCATCACTTGAACCGTCGCCCCATGCGTATGTATACTGAACAGTTGCTCCAGTTGTATTTGTTGTATTGTTTTGAAAATATACTGTAGCACCATCGTCCCAATATGTAATTGGACTTCCGCCACTTGCCGCGGCATAGGCTGCAAAACTAACTACTGGGTCAGCAGTATAGATTGTAACATAACTTGTTCTTGCCTTTTGTGATGAACTTCCTGCACCTTCACCGCTGGTGTTACTTGCCGTAACCGTAACTGTAAAAGGGCTTCCGGTGTTAGTTGCGTAAACGTGACTAGGAGTAGTAGACGAAGTTGTTGTATTAGATGTTCCGTCTCCCCAATCAATTACATATTGATTTGCATTACCATCTGAACTAATATTAAGAGTAACGTTCATACCAGCACCGCCGGTTAAAGGACTTCCTGTAAAATCTGCGTCTATCACTGCTGTATTATTAATAACGTTACGAGATAATTCATTTAAATCGTCAATTGAATTAGTAACTTTAGTTGCAGTAGTCCAACTATTAATTGCACCGTATTGTGTTAAACTTGAATCTGATGGTGTAGATAAATTAATATCCATTCCAGTAAAGGCTCCAGAGCCTCCGCCACCGCTTGTTGCTAAATTACCTAATGAATCCCAAGTTAAATTACCCGAGCCATCAGTGGTTAAAACATAGTCTGCACTTCCGCCACCAATAGTAATATTAGTTGCGTCTGTACCTAAGTCTAAGTCACCGGATACACTTCTAATTGCAGATCCGCTAATCGTTACATTGTCTGCTTGTAATGTTGTTGTGGGGGTTGATGTTCCTATACCTATTCGACTGTTTGCTACGTCGAGGTATAATAAATCTGTTTCAAATGATAAATCTGTGCCTAATCTCTCAAGATTATTCTTGAGCATAGCACCAGAAATTCTTCCTATTGCCATTTTATTCTCTTCCTACACCACTGTTCATTCCCGGGTGTGCCTGGGTATAATGTTATTTATACTTAGAAAACAAAAAGAAATTTATATAGCAGTTACACTATCAAAACCTACAATGCCGTAGATTCTATGTCCATTTGGTGGTGGACTTGTAAATGTAAGTGTTGTTGTGCCGGAAGTTGTATATGCTTGTCCTGGCTCTTGTACTACGTTTCCAACTACTATAACAACTGCTTGATCACTAATAGGTGCAGTTGCAAAGAAACTTGTAAATGCAGTTGTAGTTCCATCTCCTGTTACTACTGATGTTTTTGTAATTGCGGCATTTCCTGCGCCGGCTACGTTAGTGTATTGCGTTCCGTCATAAACTTCTAATACAGTATTATCGGTATTATATCTAATTTCTCCAATTAGAGGATCTGAACTTCTTTCTGCCGATGTACCAACTGCAAGTTGTGTACCTGCATCCAAAGGTCCTTTAATTAAATTAGATGATGGAATTGAAAACTGCTTTATAAAGTTTGCCATTTTATATACCTACATGACTTACAGTTGCAGTTACGGCAGTACCTGCACTTGCTTTTGCATGAATACTATCGCCATTTGCTAACACAATCTTTTCTAAGTTTAACATATATGTGTCTTTACCATTGATTGATAATTCTGAAATAAGTTGTGTAGTAGCCGATGCCGCTCCTGCATTTGGAACTGCATAAACATCAACTGTTACTGCTGATGCACTTGTATTACAAAAGAATATTACAGTTGTTGCAGTGTTTCCGGTACTGGTGTAAATTGCGGCAGTACTTGTTGTTAATTGAGCTTGTGCTAATGCCATTATTGTTACCTTTTAAAATATTAATCCAAAAGCAATCGCTTTTGATTTCGTTACTAGTTCGTCTGTTGAATCCTGATTGGCAACAAAAATGCCACTTCCGCCATCACCTGGTGTTTTAGCATATAATCTTGTTTCACCTGCTTGTGCAGTCGGATTTGAACCTTGTTCAGTTAATGTTAGTACTTCAGCAGTTTTTACTTCACCTGTTCCGGTTGTTGCTAAAATTAAATCTTCATCTGTTGCACTATTACTAATGGTGTTTCCAGATATAGATACGTTTGCATAAGAAAGCGTAGTACTTGTAACTTCCATTACTTGTGTTGCATCAAGTTCAAGAAAGAGCCTTATATCAACGCCTGCATCAACAATTTCTAGTTTACTGTCACCTTCATTAATTTTATCAACTACTGCTCCGCCACCACCTACTTGTGTGTCAACGTAACTCTTTGTTGCTACGTGAGCTGCCGCGGTTGGATCTAATGCCTGTATGTTTATATATGCACTTCCAAGTTTAGCATCAAATGTATCGTCTGTTTCGTTAAACTGCCACGTTGCATTGTCAGATGTTCCTCTGTCAATTTCAATACCTGCAGTTCCTGATGTAACAACTGCACCTGATTCTCCACTGTTTAATATAAGTGTGTTATCTGTAACGGCAGTATCTGTTGTCGATACTGTAGTTTGTGTACCAATTACATCTAAATTTCCGTTAATAGTTACTGTTCCAGAATCAATTAATACTGTTCCAGTTGTGCCATCATTTGTGATTAAATCATAATCACCATTAATTCTTTTAGTCGTTTTTGCCATTGTAATTCAGTCCTATATGCTATTTAGCATCTTATGACACGTTGTCTATATTACTTATGCTAAAATAAAGTTGCCCCCGAAGAGGCAACTCTAAGTTATCTATTATAGATTAAGCGTCTTCTGTAAAGTCGTCATCATCTGTGTTAGCAACGTCATCGTCACCTGCTTCTTCAAGTTTTACTTTACCTGCTGATGCAGCGGCAAAGTCCCACTTTAATGATAAACCGTCTAATGCATTAGAACCTGTTGCACTTGGTTGTGCGGCTGTTATCTTACGAGCAGTAATTTTACTTACGCCATAAGTTTCACTGTCGTTACCTGCAACTGAAATTGACATTTCACCTGCCGCTAGTGCAGATGCTAATTTACCAGTTGTTAAAGTACAAGTGTGTGTTGTATCAGCAGTACCTGTTTCTGCACATACAAATTTCTTTGAACCTTTTTGCTTAATAATTGTACCTTCAACAACAGATGAACCGTTATGAAAGTTTACTTTAATTTCGTTTTTACCAGCAGTTGCACCTGCAGCCGCAGTTGTAAAAAGTCTTTTATTTAGTGGACGTCCCATTTGTTTCTCCTTAGTTACGTTCTATGTAATACGGGGTTGGTTTCCCCATAAGTAAATGCTTGTGCATTTACAACTATATTTAGTCACAAAAAAGCAGGGCCTAAGCCCTGCTTTATGTTTAACATATCTTAGTTATTAACTGAATGATAGGTTAGCAACTGAAATGCTACCTAAGTAATCAGCCGCGTTACCAAGAGAGTTTGATGTGTTTGTTAGTGTCTGATAACCATAACGTGTCATGAAACCAACTACTGGCTCTAGACTTGCTGGATCAAGCACAACACCTGAACTCATTAGTGGAACGTATGGGCAGTAAAATGCTGCTGCATCTGTTTCACTTGAACCTTTGTAACCAACTAGTACTGCTGTACTGTCGCCTGCATATGAGTCTACATAGATTCTCATTGAAGAGTTTAATGTACCAACCATCTTTGTGTTAGTTGGTGCTTCAAAAGTACCTTCTGTAGTTCTAGCAAATGCTGATGTTGATGCACTTTGTAGTACTGTAAGTGCCTGTGGACTTACAACTGCCCAGTTACCTGCGCCTCTACGTGTTCTTTGTGCAATCTTGTTACCTACACGATTCATTAATACTGCTAATGCGGCATGCTCATCACCTACGTATGTAGCTGTACCACTTACTGCAGCCTGATCGTATGCGGCTGTGTTGGCGCCAAATGCGGAACCTGTACCAGCAGCTGCTAATGCTCTTAGACTTACAAGAATCTCTTGGTCGATTTCAGCAGTAATTTCTTGTGCTAATGCAGCCATAATTTCTGCTTCTACATCGATACCGTGGATGCTTTGTGCGTCTTGAGCTGATTCAAAAGTCCAACGAGCTGATAACTTACGAGTTTTCGCAGTTACTGTCTCTTTTAGAATTTCGATACTCATTGTGTTACCTGCTTTACCTTCTAAGTTAGCAGTTGCATCTGGGGCACCACTTGTACCACTATCGATACCTGAGTAACCTGCTGCGATTGCAGCTGGTGATAATGCTTCATCACCTGCACCTAGGTTTCCACCTGTTGAGTCTTGTAATTGTGTACCAGCATGGTCTGCCGCTGCATTGTACTTAACTCTTAGTGTGTGGATCTGTGAAACAGGTCCTGCCATTGGCTGAACACCAACGATTTCGTTAGCAATAACAGTTGGCATTACACGTCTGATTACAGGTAAAATTACCTTGTTTAGTACACCAATGTCGCCGGCTGCAGTTGCACCTGCTGTTGCTGCTTCACTGATATATCTTTTGGTGTTTTCAAGAACAACACCCATATTCTTTCGCTTAGAACCTGCGAGGCCTTCTAAAAGGGCATCTTTTGTTTCGTCCCAGCGACTTTCGATTAAGTTAGACATTTTTATCGTCTCCTAGTTAAAATGTATTATAAACCTGCTAAACGCTTGATTTCGATGATTTTGCCCTCATCTGAATCCTGCTTGGTTTCTTTTTTATTACCAGTTACTTCTTTAGTTTCTGCTAAAACTTTATTAGTTGTTTTAGTGTCATTCTTAAGAACTGCTGGCAAATACTTGTTAAATGATGCATCTAAGCGATCAGTTGTAATTGACTCAAGTAATGAACCCATTACTTCTTTTTGATCTTTATTTAAAGGTGCCATCATCTTTGATAACATTGAATCGCGGGCAATACGATCTTTAATTCTACGAATTTCGGCTTCTTTACTTTCAACTAGTACTGATTTCTCATCAATAGTTTTTGTAGATTCTGCCAACTTTGCATTTACTTCTTCAACTTGCTTTTGTAAGTCTTTGATATCTGCGTTTTCATTTAGATGTGAAGTTGCAAACTCTGCCGCAAAAGTTTCAAATAGTTTACGTCCGAAGTTATTCTGACGTGCTTGTTCGATATCTTCTTTAAGTTGAGTTAATTCGTTATTGAGGTTCTCAGTTACTGTTTTCTGAACTAGTGTAGAAGCACGATCAATAAATTTAGTCTTTAATGACTCAATTTGTTTCTTTCCTTCTGCAACTAACTTAACCTTTGTTTCAACAACAGATTGCTTGTCCTTATGGAATTCGCTAATCTCTTCTGCTAAAGCATTAACCACAAACTTTTGTAACTTATCAAGTGTACTAGCCTGTGCTTTACGGTCTTCGTTTAGTTCTGCTAACTCTTCTGCTAATTTGGTAGCCATAAAGCCTTCAAATTTTTCTGACTTTGCAGTCATCTTAGCATTAAAGTTGACACGGTCTTCTTCGAGCTTTGTGCGTTCTGCAACGACTTGTTCGATTTCAGACTGTAGTCCTTCAGTAACCATTTTGTCTAGAGCCTCAACCATTGTGTTTTTATCATGCTCATAGCGTCTTGAAAATTCTTCTCTTAATTCAGAGCGAATCTCATCACGAGTTTCATTTAACTTGGATTCCCAGGCTTCTTGAATCTCGGTCTTAGTTTCTTCATTTACAATACCGCTGTCAAGCAATGGTTTGAGTGCGTCAAACATATTGGTTAACTCCTTAGTTTAAGTTCTTTGATTAGGCGTAAAGCCTCATCTCTTAAGTATTTTTGCACACGAGCATCTCCCTGTGCCTCTGCAGCTATTTCTAAAGTTTTATGACCATTTTTCATGTTCAGTAAACCCTCGTATATTGCAGTTGGGTAGGCGTTTGGAGCACTTGGTTGTGCAACTACGTCGACTGTGACGATTTCGAAGTCGCTTACTTCTCCCGAAGCCTCATTGACATTGCCACTACCGCGGCTTGATACTCCCAACTTGACGCCACTGTCTAGCATTGTTCGTACTAAACTCCCCATTGGCGTAGGAAGTATTTTTAATTTACCATAACCGTTTGGACCATCCATCCATGCATCGGTTATCATATGACATACTCGATCTAAGTTGATCTTTAAGTCATCTGGATGATCGACTTCTCCTAATACCGAGCTGCCTTCAGTAATCTGTTCATTTAATGCCGAAACTGCCTTAGTAATTTCACTTACCGGGTAGTTACGTCCGTTTGCGTTAGTAACGCCACCTTGAATGCAAATGCCTTTAAGGAACAAGTCCTTGCCGTCATCTGAACTTTCTGTAATCATGCGAGCTTGATCAAATGTCAAGTTCTCTTTCAAATATACTGAAGTCATCTAAGTACTCCTTAGACTTTTTTCATGTCTGGCTTTGTTGTTCCACCCATGCTTTGTGATTTAGGTGTTGCTCCACCTTTTTCTTCTGCTGAACTAGAATTTTTGATTCCGCCCTTACCAGATTTTGCTACAGTTGATGTTGCATTATCATCATCACCACCTTTTGGTGCTGGTGCTTTTTCTGTATACTCAACTACAACTTCTTCTGATTCTTCAATAGCATCTTCATCAGTTTCTTCAGTTGCTTCTTCTACTGCTTCTGCTTCTTCTTCAGTTGCTTCTTCAATAGCATCTTCTTCAACTGCTTCTTCTACTGCTTCTGCTTCTGCTTCTTCGACTGCTTCCATTTCTGGCTCGTCTTCAGAATCATCATTCATTAACTCAGCGAATTCTGCCTTAAGTGCTTCAATTTCGTCGCCTAGTTCTGCTACCTTATCTTCGGTATCAACTACACGGTTTTCAATGTCGCCTTCTGCATGGTCTTCGTCACTTGGAACGTCCATTGCATCATTAACTTCATCTTCTGCACCTTCGAGATCATCTTCATCGTCTTCTTCTCTAACGCCTTCTTCGTCTGCTTTGATATCGTCAATAAAATTATCAACTTCATCACTGCTTACTTCTTCTACAGAATCTTCTTCAACTGCTTCATCGTTGATTAAGTTTCCATAAATTTCACGAGAATTTTCAATTACAATCTCATGAAAAAGCTCAGAGGCTTTATCTTCTTCTTCATTGACCACTAGGTCAATTAATTGTTTCCATTTATCGCTCATTTTCAGACTCCTATTAGGATATGTTTTATTATGGTAGTAATATTTACTTATGTTTTCAATAAAGGTAGGTATAAAGGCAAAAAAGTAGCACTTTTTGACATTTATTTGGAGATAACTATAACTTGAACTAAATCTAGTCTAATCTGACCCGCTGCCGCCACCGTATTGTAATTTTATACGTTTGAGCTTTTCATATTCTTCAAGTTTCTTTGCTTCACGAATACGACGCATTTTGTTGATTTGCTCTAAGGTCAAACGGCTTTTTCGAGTATCAGTAATTTCTAATGTACTGCTATCGCTTTCGCCATCTTGTCTATTCTTGTTAAAAAGATCATTTAGTTCCATGCTACTATTTACCTTTACTCGTCTGCAGCATCATCTGCCGGTAGATCGCCTCCACCTACATCTAAGTCTAAGTCTACTTCAGCGTCACCGCCAATGTCTGCATCATCACCTGTTTCAAGTGAATCAAAATCAGTGTTAATATCACCTGGTGTGACACCTACACTTCTAAGTTCTTGTCCTGGAGTGCTACCTATGTTAGCCGCTCCGTTTTCTTCAGCCCACATTCTATCGTTATCAGTTATTTCTTCTTCGCTTAATCCTAAGAAACGTTTAAGTAAGAAACGTTTACTTAAATATTCCGTACTTGCTAAACTCTGGAATAACGAAGCACGTTGACTATCAATTTCTGCTTGTCTATAAGCGGCAAAGTTTTGTGGCTCATTCATTCTGAGTTCAAACATGCTACTATCTATATTGTAGCCTTTCCAATTAAGGAACATTTTAAATTCAAAATCAAATGTACTTGCTATACTGTGTTGCAATCTTTTACAATACTGATTAAATCTATATTCTTGAATTAGTGCAGTTCCAACTCTTCCGTCAACTACTGTTGAACTTCCATCATCTGCACCAGTTGGCAAATAACTACTTGGAATTCTTAATCCTCTAAATAACTTGTTAGTAAAATACTTTAAGTCATCAATTTCACCAAGTCCTGTACCACCTGGTAATGTATCAACTTTTGATCCACGCCCTTCAGCAGTTTGTGGAAAGAAGTAGTCTTCGTTAATACTTAATGGATTATACGTTGCATCCATTGTATTAGCACCACCGCTTTGACTTGGAATACGTCTTTGATGTATTTCATTTTTAACTCTGTTAACGTAACCCATTGCCATGTGTGCTGGCATGTTACCTACGTCAATATAGAAAACACGTCTTTCAGGAGCACGTTGTACTCTGTAAATAATAATCGCATCTTCTAATAATTCTTTTTGTTTGTATACTTTAAAAACACTTTCAAGCACACTAAGTCCAAATGGCCAGTTAGGATCTAATCCTTCTGTTAAACTAATATGTACAACGTGCTTTGCATCAATGGCCAGTTCATTTGTACTATTACTAAAACGTGATCCACTGCTTGATGATCCTTGATGTTGACCTAAATCATAAACATTGCCTGCACTTTGATCTCCACTCATCTTTCCAGTCATTTGATCTGAATGTTGTGGTTGTGTAGTTGTTAAATTTTGAAAGTTAACATTAATATTTTTTAGTATGTACTGCTCTGGTTTCTTTCCAGCACTTTCGTTTACAATAACTTTTACAACATCTGCATTGTCTACCCAAAACCATTGAAAAGTTTGCGGGTCACGAATAAACACTTGATCTCCATACTTAATAGTATTACGAAATACTTTAAAGATACGTCTATCAAAATCATTTAAACTAATCCAGTTATATAGTGCTTCTCTAATAACTTGTGTTTCAGTATCACTTGGTTGACTTTTAAAAAATATGTCAAAAGGTGTATGATTTTCTACATTTGTTTGTGTACTAAATTCACTTAATATGTCTAATGCGGCATTGATTTCACTGTCGCTATCCATTGTTTCATACTGATTGTACCTATCAATACGATTAGGATGTCCTGTGTACACTTCTGGTAGTACACTTTGATAATTTTTAAATCCTACATCAGGCTGAGAGCCTGCAGGAGTAGTAACAGAACCTGTTAGGTTATCTGCTTGTACTACTTTAAAATACTTTTTCCAGCTCATTTATACTTCTTCCAATACGTGGGTTGTAACTATTATAATAGCATACTATTGTATTTATTGCAACCGTTATGCTAGTCTATCTCCGACTACTTTAATATTTTTATTAAATTTTCTCATCTCTTGTAACATTTCAGAGTTATCAAAGTTAGTTACTGCTTTTGCTATCTGTTGTGCCGCTTGAGCCATTGCTTTCTCGCCACTTCTGTCAAAGGCTGTGTCTTTATCAAAGTTTGCAGGTAAAGGGAAAACACCTTCTTGTGTTCCTGGTTTTTCACCAATCGCAGCATTGTAAATCGGTTGTGTAACGATTCCGCCTTCTGCAAATCCAAAAAAGTTTGCTAACTTACCTCCTACAGATTTACCAAGCATATCTCCGCCAACACCGCCAGCAATACCGCCTATTATTCCACCAATTAAAGTTCCAATAATTGGAACTGCACTTCCTATTAATGCACCTGTTGCCGCTCCGCCGGCTGCACCGCCAAATGATCCAAGTCCTGAACCAATACCTTCACTAATTTTACCAACTTGTGTTTCTTGCTCACTTGTTGCATATGTTACACCACCCGAAAGTGCTGAACCTATAATAGGAATTCTTGGAAGAATCTTGCCTAACATTCCAGATGCTTTACTAAGCATAGTAGTTGATTGGCCGGCTGCTTTTGCTACCTCATCTGATGATTGGGCTCCTTTTATTACACCTTCTGCAATATTAGTTGATGTTGCAGTAGTTGCCGAAGCAGTACCGCCACCAATTCCTATTTTTGCTAGTGCTTCTTTAAACACTTTTAACTGACCTGCTGCTTTTGTAAATCCTGTTTGTAATCCTTTAGCGGCACCTACTGCCGTTGCTGGTTTACTAGCATCTCCAATTGCGTTAGTAAATGCGTCCATTGATGTTGGCATACTAGTAACTAGTGTTTGTAAAGATTTAACACCTGCTGACATAACGCTTACTGCTGACTCTGTTACACTATTAAAACCTAATCTTACAGTTTTACCAATTTCTTGTGATAGTAAGTCAACGTTCTTCATGTTCTTACTATTTTCGTCTAGTTGTGTTTTTTGAGCTGCAACAAACTTGTCATAGTCTCCGTTAAAATCTTTTTCAACTGTTAATCTTTGCTTTTGTGCATTTAATAATGCAGCCGATACTTCTGTAAACGCCATTGCAATTTCACTATATTGTGCAATGCCTTCCATTCCTTTATTTGCTTCAATGAATGTAGTACTAACTCCGGCTAATTCTTTTTGGATGTCAGTCATACTCACTGTGCCATCTTTTAATCCAGCAGTAATCCTTGCAATAACAGGACCCATATTACCGTCTTGTAGTAACATGTTTCCAGCAGTGGTTGCCGCTGCCGGTAATCCTAAGAAACTAGTTCTTAGTGCGTCCATTATTGGCGAGCCTTCACCAAACTGTGTACCCATTGTTGCAAATGCAGCTCTGGCACCACTGGCTGCTTCACCTTGCATACGACTCATCTGCAGTTCAACATCTGCTCTACGTTTATCGTTTGCCATTTTCTGAGCAAGTTGTTTACGATCTTGTCCAGTTAAGTTTGCCATCATTTGTACTTCTTTTACAAAATTGGCTCCTGCTTGTGCTTGTTGTTGCACACCTAATGTTGCAAATTGTGTGTTTCTGGCTTGCATTGCAGTGAACTGTGCTAACATTTCTGCACTTTCACTAGCCTTAATACCCATCATAGCAAAGTCTGTACGATAAGTGTCTTGTACAACACGGTTCATTTCACTAAAACGTTTTGCACCTAATCTTGCACTACCACCAAATACTGCTAAACTTTCGCTATTCTCTCGTAACATACCTGTCATTTGTTCTAATGACAAATAACTGTTAGCCGCTACTCTTTCAAGATCAAATAAGTTATTTGTAAATGTTGCACCAGTTGAACTTAGTCCATCAAACGTATCAATTAAATTTGCACTGTGTCCAACTATAGCACCTGCGGCTGCACCAAATACAGCACCCAAGGCACCAAACTGACTAGCATTTTTGTCTACTGCGTCACCTAGTGACTTCATATTCAGGCCAGTTCCAGCAACTTCTCCGCCAAAGTTGATTAATCCTTTACCAGCACCAAGTACTGCGTCCAGCATTTTTTTGCCTCTGGCTGCAAATGTGTTTGCACTTTTGGCTGCATCTTCTAATGCATCAGTGGCATCTGAACCAGCACTTGCTAGTCCTTTTAACTTGACCACTCCTGTTGTTAATTCTTTTGTGTTTGCCGCACGAGCTTTTACTTCTGCAACAGCAGCTGGAGTTTTACCAGTTGCACTTTTTTCCATTAAGTTAACTAATCGTTCAAGTGTTTTCTCAGTTGCTACGTCACTGATTTCTACTCTACCACCGTCTATGTCTACTGTAACTGCCATAATCTACCCAGATAAATACTATTGTACTAATGTACATATGTTTATTTATCGGAGCAAAACATGGATGAAAACGCGAATCCTTTAAAACAGGATCAAAATCCCTTAACCGGATATTTTCGTAAACCTGAAGTATATGTGTCTCTACCCAGCAAAGGAAACTACTATGCACCCGGTGCCATAGATTTTCCACAAAACGGAGAGATAGGTGTATTTCCAATGACTGCAAAAGACGAGTTAGTTTTTAAAACTCCAGATGCACTACTTAACGGAAGCAGTACCGTTGAAGTTATTAAGAGTTGTGTACCTGCTATTAAAGACCCGTGGTCCATACCAAGTTTAGATATGGATGTTTTATTAATTGCTATTCGTATTGCAACATACGGTAATCAAATGGATATTACCGCTACTTGTCCTACTTGTCAAGCAAAAAATGAGTTTGGCATTGACTTAGCAAACTTAATTGACCAAAGCGGAAAATGGGTGTTCAATGATACTTTGCAAGTAGATGATTTAACAATTAAATTTAAACCACTATCATACAAAGACTTAAACACTGAAAATCTTAGACAGTTTGAAGAAGCAAAAATTATGAGAATTGTCAATGATGAAACAACAACTGATGAACAAAAACAACAGTTGTTTAACGATACATTCTTAAAACTTACTGTACACACAGTTGACTTAATTGCTAAAACAATTTTTAAAATTACTACTGCTGATGGTACTGAAGTAACAAACATTAAACACATTAACGAGTTTGTTCACGGAGTTGATAGAAAGATGTTTGATACTATTCAAAAACATCTTGACAATGAAAGAGTGAATAACAGTTTTGCAGAGTTTGAATTAACTTGTGAAAATGAAGGTTGTGATACAAAGTATAACACACCTATAGTATTTGACAATTCAAATTTTTTCGCATAAGGCTTCTGAGTCTTAGCAACGAAGATATTGAATCGATGCTAAAGCAGTTCGACACAGAAGCCGACACTATTAGAGAAAATATATTTAAGATAGTTTGGTATATGCGTGGTGGCATTAATCTGGATCAGGCATTCATGCTCAATCAGAAAGAGCAGAAGATTATCTACGATATCGTTTCAGAAAACATCAAGAATACAGAGAAGAGCGGAATGGCATTACTTTAGTATCACACTATAAGATGAACTAAAGTTCATCAGCAATTTCGTTTTTCAAACTCATTGCTTTTTTCTTAATTAATAATATACAACTAAATGATTATATAACTGAAGTCTTCATGCAGATCGTTTCAGTCAGACGGAACCTGTTTAAGGGTTCCATCTAATCTTGACTTCATGCGAGTATTATCCAGCCGAGACTTGGAAGTAGGTATTGTTTATACACAAGTTTGATGGGCTCTGACCTTTCCCAACCTACGTCGACATACATATTGCTATGTTACCCCACGCTTCGTTCCTGTTGCCATGGGTTTTTACAAACTATATTGTGTTTTTTGATTGACAGTAATTCAATCTATACTAACCGGTGAGCCCAATTTGTTTGATGGCTTCCACACTCTGGTGTGTTGATCTGTATGTTGCGTGTGTTCCTATACGGAAACTTTTTCCACAGCGGAATTCTAAACTGGCCCGCTAACCTTAAGTACTGTAACTATAATTGTTGATTGTTCTTGAACTGTTGAATGCCTTCGTGGAGAATTTTGCTACTGCCTACGCGAACGTTAATAATGCCATTATAGTAATCATCTGATAAAAGAACTTCCCTGTCAAATTGTTCCTTTGCTTCAAGATAACTCATTAAGCCTCTACTTGAACAAAGATATAATATTTCACGTGTGAAGTTTGTACTGCCTAGCTCTGCTACATCTGCCTGTAAGTGATCTGAAGATCCATAATATTCTCTCCAATCACTTTCTACTGTGGTTCGTCTTTTGTTTTTCTTACCTTTAAGAGGTGGTTTTGTTTTTTTAAATTTTGCTAATTTTTTGCCAATGTATTTTTTGTTGCTTTTTAAGTTGGTTATTAAGTAAACAAATCCTTCAACGTCACTTGGTAACTGCTCGATAGGATCACCTTTATAAGTCCAACTCATTTCTTTTGTTTTCTTAACTGTTGTAATTGTAATGCCTTCTTGTGGTAATAGTCAACCTTTTTCTCTGCGTAAAATGGTAAAACGTTAGGAAGTATACCATGTATAATACTAACGATACCTGTGAGTATAAGATCGAGTCCTGCCACAACAGCAAATTTGCCATGTTGAAAGTAACCTTTGCGGGCTTCTTTAAGATGAGCTTTAATTTGAAACATACTTCTGCCTTAATTTTCCTATATCAGGTTTTCCTAATACATTAAGCTCTATGGGTATTATTAGTTTATCATAACTGATACCCTGGCCTGTTAATTTCTGGATCAAACTGTCAGTATTCACTGAATCGTCATTCACACAGACTACAACATGTGTCTGAGAAGTACCAAACAACACAATTTTTGTTGCTTGACTTTCGTCAACAAGTTGTTGCGGATTAACTAATTCTCCGTTAATCCTAATAAAATCTTTATTACGTTTTTCAAAATAATAATTATCGCCAACCGTGTTTACACGGTCACCTGTATTTAATGTATCCACATTAGAATCGTTAATTTGCTTTGCTAAATGCTTACTTTTAACAATTACTAATTCACCGTGTCTGTCAATTTTGTATTCAGCAGTATCATCACAGTTTACACCCATATCCTGCTGATTATAATCAGCAATGTTTTGTTTGTTTACAAACTTATGCATAATAGGAGGCAAACATTCTGTTAGTCCGTATATTACAACAACATCATCAACACCTTGCTCAATTAGTTTTTCACAAAATGTTTTTGGAATTGTTGAACCTCCAGTTAGTACATAGCGAACATGACTTAAATCTAACTTGCTTAAATTTTCGTATTGTTCATAGTTTGATGGAAACAATAACATTGTATCAGGTTTGTGTTTATTAAATGTTTCAACATCATAAGTGTCCCACAAATGTGGCAAAACGACCTTTTTACTAGAAAATAATGCAGGAAAGAAATACACAGTACTAACACCTAAGTGTACAATATTATGATAAAACCAACTTGTTTTTGCATCTTTCCAGTAGTGCTTGATACTATCGTTTGAAGCACAAGTAATACTTTCGTGTGTATGTGTTACTGTTTTAGAATGCCCTGTTGTACCACTAGTAAACGATTCTAGTATAATATCGTTATGGTTAACACGATAGAGTTTTGATGGTTCAATATTGCCATCTAACTCAATGTGAGGAACATTAATAGTTTTTACAGTTACAGGTTGTATTCCACGAGTTAGAACAATTTTAATATTGCTCCTTGCACAGTACTCGTCATCAATATAATGGTCACCACTAATAACAGGAACAAGTCCGTAGTCAATAGAAGCAAACACTACTGCTAGATGATGTATGTCTTCTTGCAGACACAATGAAATACGATCGCCTCTTGTAAGTTTTTGACTTTCAAAGAAACGCTGATATCCTCCAGCAAGACAAGTTAACTCATCTTTACTGTAGATACGTTCGTTAGTGCAATCATGTATTTCAATATCGTTTTGTAATCTCGATATTGAAATCATTACATGCTGTTTTTCTTTTCTTGAATCTCAGCACGTCTTGACTTAGTAAGTTTACCAATGTCTCCAAGTGCCTTTCTTGCTCTAGCGGCTGCGGCTTTAACGCCTTTGTCTTCCCAAGCGGCATGCTCTTTTAAGTATGCATCATAGGCCGCTACGATTTGTTCGTGAATTTGATCTGCCATGTTGTTCTCCTATATGACTTCTATATCTGTATTATAACTTGTAAACCCATTCTCTTTTGTAACTGTGAGTATGTTGTTTACACGACCAGCAAGTTCGTCTTTGTGCGACACAAGCCACACACTCTTTTTACGTTCTCTGCTAATCTTCTTTAATATGGCAAGCGAGTTTTCAACTCCACTTGAGTCCATTCCACTATCAACTAATTCATCAATGAATAACAAATTAATTGGCTGGTATAGATTTTCCCATACATCACGGAAAGCCCAACTTAAACTTAATATAAGTCTGTTGCGTTCTCCACGACTTAAATTGTCAAAATCTAAATCTCTTCCAAGCTCTTGTATTTCTACTGTTAGATCATTTAAGAAAACAACACTATGTGGTAATCCTATACGTTCTAAATAAAATGCTAATCGCTTGTTTAAGAATGCTAAATTTTGATCAATAATTCTTTTTCTTATAAAACTATCTTTACTAGTTAGTAATCGTTGTAAAAACTCCTGATGGTCTTTGACTCTTACAAGTTCGTTAAGTGTAGTATAATCTACTTCTTGTATTGCAGTCTCCTGCATTTCTTGTATTTGTTCTGCATATGGATCTACTTGTGCTAGTAAACCATCTAGTTCTGCTTTTAGTTTATCTAAACTGCCTCGGTGATCATATGCGTCATCAAGTGACTCATAAAATACATTAGGAACTTCTCCAAGTTCTCCTAACTCATCTAGTTCAATATTTAACTTATTTTCTTCTACACTATTTTTTTCTACAATATCAGTTGCTTCTTGTAGAGATTCTTTTTTACTATTGATTGTATCTTCTTGTTTGTTATCATGTATTTCTTGTCCACATGCATAACATTTATGTTGACTTAGTAGTGCTAATTCTTTTTCAAGTTTCTGTATACTTTTATTATTACGTTTTGTTTCAGCAGTTATTCTATCTAGTAAATCAGTTGTTTCTTTGATTTGTCTTTGCTTAGTTTTATACTCTTTACGTTTACTATGTGCTTCAAGCTCTGCTTCAATGTCAACATGTGATAGTGCATCAAGTCCTTCTTCAAGTTGTTTGGCATCATTGTCGTGTTTAGTCTTCCACAATGTTTGTCTACGTTTAAGTGCCTCAACTTGTCCTTCAATACGACTGTTAGCATCAATTTGACTTTTAATACTGAACTCTTCAGTAGTTGCTAATTCTTTACTAACTTTTAATTGTTCTTTTAGTACATCTGCTTTTTCACTAAGCAATGTAATACCTAACAACTGTTCAATAATAGCACGTTGATCATTTGCCTTCATACTAAGGAAAGGTTCAGTGTATGTGTTTAGTGCAACAATGTGTTTAAACATATTGTGTTGCATACCAAGTAAACGTTCAATTTCTGCTTGTGTTTCTCTACTGTCACCTTGTGCAGAATCACTTGCTTCTTGTTCATGATTGTTAATATAAAACTTTAGTACATTTGGCTTACGTCCTCGTTCAATACGATACTGTAATCCTCCAAGTTCAAACTCACAAGTAACTAACATATTCTTACCGTTAGTTTTGTTTACTAAGTTATCTCTACGAATGTTAGTTAAAGCCAATCCATATAGTGCATAACTTAATGCATTAATTATAGTTGTTTTACCTGTACCGTTTCTTGAACCATTATCACCACCACCTGTATCTAAGTTTTCACCTAGTACAAGTGTTAAGTCATCACGATTAAAATCAACTGCTTGGGTACTATTACCCACACTCATAAAGTTTTTTGCTGTAAGACTGTTTATTTTAAACAATTATAGATTCCTGTATATTTCCATTAATAAATTACTGTCGTACAACTCACTTTGTACTGCGGTAAGTTGACTGTATACAATACTATCAACACTTTCAAAGTTAATTTCTACTTGCTCATCATAATCTGTTTCAACGTTCTTTTGTGGTAATAGTGCAAGTTCTCTTACATCATATTGCTCATAAAATGTTTCTTTTATAAAGTTTGCTTCTTCATAACTGATATCAATATCCAAGTTAATTCTTGCATACGTTTTAGGTAACAATAGTTTATCTGGATTATCAAGTAAGTCACTAAGTTTTAGCACACGATACTTTGGAGCATCATGCCATTTATGAAATACATGTGGTTTGTCCCATTCAAGTATCATTGCACCTCTATCATCGTCCCATGCATCTGAATAGTTGTGCGGAAAAGCATTACCGATGTAACTTATGTTTCCTACTTCTTGTCTTTTGTGAAAGTGCCCAGTAAACATACGTTCAACACCTTGAAAGTGGTTGTTCTTTAGTTCACCGTGATCGGGCATTTGTATCATTGCGTTCATATAAAAACTAGGAAGTTCAAAATGTCCTAGCATATACTTTGCTTCAATCTTTTTAATTTGTTTCCACTCGTCGCCAACGAGCCACGGAACAATAGCAACATCACCTTCAATTGTAATGTCGTTAAACAATCTTACGTTTGGTAAATGCTTAACCCAGGCTACACTATTGAAATCACGTTTATCTCTATAATACTCATCATGGTTGCCAGGCAAAAATATTACCTGATCAAACGCATCACTAAGTTTAGTCATAGCCATAATACTGTAATTTAGTGTAGCAACGTTTATACTTGCTCTGTGATGGTGCCAGTCGCCAAGAAATAAACAAGTTTCTGCTCCTTGTTCTTTTCCTAGTTTAATAGCCCACTCAACAAATGCTACACAATCTTCGTTATGTGCATATGCATTACTTTTGTTGCCAAAGTGTATATCCGTAAAAACTACTGCTTTCTTGAATAAGTTACTCATACAAGTCCTATCATGCTTCTGAAATATACGTTATTGTATAGGTTTTTTGAGTAAAGAGCAACCTATTTTTTGTCTCTAGGTGCCACTAATTTAGATTCTTCAGCAATCCTGTTATTCCATTCACTGTTATGTTGTCTGGTATAACTTGGTGTTAAATCATTCATTTCAAGTATATCATCACGTATGTTTTGATTACGTTTCTCAATGTTTAGTACTCTTGTAAAACTATTTGTAATAGCGGCAGTATAATAAGCAAACGGGTTTTGACTTTTTGATTCGTCAAATTGTAAACCGATCTGTGCAAGTTGTACAAGTGCTTGTCCACGCATTTCGTCAACATATGTATAACCACGCCAGTTATATCTATGACTGTAACGCTCGCACAGTTTCATGTACATGTTTGCAAGTTTGGTTGATGTTTTTCCATGATCCTGACTAAAGTAACCATTCTCCATTCCGCCAACCCAATGACTTTTTGCCACTAGTTGTAGTTCTCCGTCGTCATCATGTCTATAATGCTGATATGGAGGAAACAAACACTTGGTATGATGGTCTGCAACTGTTTTAGGAGTTTTTTTACGTCCTGGTTCTAATGGAATATGTTCAAATGTCATTACACGGAACACTAGTTCACTTAACTTAAAACTTTCAGGATCAACTGCAAAGTCTGCCATTTTTAATTTTTTGTTATCATTTTTTTCAAATGCCGCACGTTGTAATCTATCAGCCCGTGCTTTGCGAGCTTCTTTGATAGCAGATTTGTCAATAGCGGCTACACTTAGTACAATACAATCAACGTCTTTTGCTTCAATATCAATATATGATCCGTAACTTGTTTTACTTTTGTGTATTTCTTTTAATAAATCTCTGTTATTAAGATAGTTTTTTGTTGCCATAAAGGAATTCCTTATAATTATATGTGTACATTATAACGTAAATAAATACATAGAGCAAGAGGTATTTTATATAATGGGTAGAATTTTAAATAGTAAAGGCGATGTACAATACACTGCCAAAGGCAAGCCAGTTTCGCAATTAGCAAAAAACAAAGGTGTAACAACGTCAACTGTTCCATCTTATGCAAGTTACGGCGAGTTTGCAGACAAAAATCCAATGGCTGCCAAAATTGCAGGCGGTATATTTCCTGGCATAAAAGATATAGCAGGTGGCGGTGCTCCTGATATTGGCAGACTATTTGGTGCTGGTATTACTAAAGGCGCTAGTGCTAATAAAAAAGGCGCAGCAATGAGTACTAGTTACCCGGTTGTTGGTAATAAAAATTCAGACCATAGAGTAAGACTTAGTTTACCTCCTAAAAGTAAAATTTTATATAATGGCAGTACTGGCGGTTTAATTTCACCGTTAGCAGAGACAAATGGAGTTGTATTTCCTTATACTCCTGCTATTACATTTCAACATCAAGTTGATTATTCAAGAACAAGTCCTACACATAGTAATTATCCTTTTAATTTCTATAGTAATAGTGCAGTACAAGACATATTAATAACAGGGACGTTTACTGTTGATTCAGGTCCTGATGCAATCTATGTGATGGCAGTAATACAATTTTTAAGAACAATTACAAAAATGTTTGGAGAAGCGGATGGAGCTCTTGCAGGTAACCCACCTCCAATTATGAGATTAAGTGGACACGGACAACATTTAATGCCAAACATTCCTTGTGTTGTTAACAACGTATCGATTACACTACCAGCAGAAGTAGACTATATGGCAATACCAGGTTTATCAGCAGGGGGTTTTGATAGTTCACCAGGAACAACTCGTGTACCAAGACAAACAGAAATAAGTGTAGGCGTTACACCGGTTTACAGTAGAAATCAATTAAGAGAATTTGGTTTAGATACACTTGCAAGTGGAGCCGGTAGTTCAAAAGGATTTATCTAATGGAACAAAAAGTAACCGAAGGCGATGTACAAGCAGGTATAGAATTCATATACCACATGCGAGAACACTTAGTAGACGTAGGCGTAGCAACTGCATACTTGTTTGCTTGTTATGGCATTTACCTACTAATGAAGAAATATATAAAGTAAGGAAACACTATGGCGTACAGTAACACTAGCCCTTATTATAAAACTGGAATAAATGCTAACAGGCAACTAGAGACATTAACACCTCGACCAATTAGTGCTTCAGTAGGTGACCAAATATTAACAATCAACACCACATATGAATATCGTCCAGACTTGCTCGCGAGTGACTTATACGATAATCCAAAGTTATGGTGGGTATTTGCACAACGTAATCCAAATGTAATTCATGACCCAATATGGGATATGAAGCAAGGAGTTAGTATATTCTTACCCGAGCAAGAACGACTATTTAATGATTTAGGAATATAACGTGGCACTTCAAAACTTAGTAAATGGCTTGGGTAAACTAGTACCAGAAAGTCAAAAAGAAGCATACAATAAAGATGCTGCGGCCGCAATGAAACATATGAATGCACTAACTGGCGGTCCTGGCGGAAAGTCACAAGGTATTGCTGGTTCCGGTTCAGGCGGTAAAGAAAAAATAGGAGATCCTACTAAGAAACAATATAAACAAGTTGTTACTAAAGGTATAGACAAAGATGGATTTTCATATACAGAAACAAAACGTGTAGAAATTACTCCAACAAAAAAAGAGGCTCCGGTTGTAACTAAAGATGTTGCAACTAAGAATGTACGTCTCAGCCAAGCAGACGATGATTCTGAGCTAAGTGATGAGGCAATTGAAGTACTAGAAAGATCACAAACAAAAGATACAACTAAAATTCCAGCACTGTTTAAGAAAAACGTATTACATGAATATGCAAGTTATACATATCATTTTGAGTTGTTTGTTTTAGGAGTAGATGATTTTAATAATTTTGTAGAAGACCCTAAGTTTACTGTTGAAGACTTACCCGGACGCCTATTAATTAAATCAGGTGGCGGTAGTCAAAAGAATAGAAACAAATTTTTTAAGTTAGATTACTTTATTGATGATGTTGAGATTGCTAGTAAAATTGCACCGGGTGCCGGTAATGTTGGAAGTGTAAACACAGAAGTTAGTTTTACAGTTACAGAACCATACGGAATGACATTACTCAACGGACTTGTAATGGCAGCTAAAGAAATGGGCGGTTATAACTATACTAATCAACCATATTTGTTAAAAGTAAGTTTTAAAGGATATGACAAAGACGGCGTGTTAATTGAAAAAGCATCCGCTGAATCAACAAGATATATTCCTATAAAAATAAAAAAGTTTACGTTTGGAGCAACTGAGGCAGGCACAGTTTACAACATTGAATGTGTACCTTATCATAGTTTAGCATTAGAAAATACTAAAGCAACAATTAAAACTGATGTTAAAGTTAATGCAACTACTATTGGAGAATTTCTAACTAGTGATATTACAACATTTACCAAGTACAGAAAGAAGATAACAAATCCAATGGGCGACCCAGAGGATATAGTAGACGCAATCAGATCAGACGTTGTACAAGGTGGACTTGCAGGTTATTTTAATTTAATTGAAAAAGAGCAAGTAAAACAAGGAACTAAACTATACGCTGACGAATATGAATTTGTAGTAGATCCTGATATTTCTACATCAACTATTACATTACAAGATGTTGTTGAATATAGAAAAATTAAAAATGAAAACGATCCTGCTAAAAAGGCACAAGGTCAGTTCTTAAAAAACTTTAATTATAATGAGTCAAAGCAGTCTTATTCAATACGTGCAGGTACAAACCTAATACAGTGTATTCACAGTATAATGAGAACAAGCACATACATGACAAACCAAGTTAAGAACGATAACTTGCAATTAGTACCTGACAAACAATTTAGTCAGTATAAAGAAAATGAAGACACACCAATTAACTTTTACAGAATTGTTCCTAAGATTACACTACTAGATAAGTGGGACACAAAGCGAAATTGCTTTGCAAGAAAAATGACCTATACAATTAAAAAGTATAACATGCACGGTAAAGACTTTGAAAACTTTGGTCAGGCACCTATTAAGGACGTTGTTAAAGATTATAAATACCTATACACAGGACAGAACAACGACATATTAAATTTTGACATTCAGTTTAATAGTGCGTATTACCAAAAAAACTTATATCAAATTGCAGAAAAGGCAAAAAAGTCTCCAACACAAAAGTCTGCATATGATCCATCAGATTTTGCCGCAGGTAATTTAGCCAAGACAGATGCTAACTCAGTTAGTGTTATTGCTCCATTTAATAAAGAAGCAGTAATAGATGTTGGAAGTTCAAAAGGAATAAGCGATCCTAGAAGCGACCCACGTTCAATGATTGTTGATAACTTTATGCAAGATGTATTTTCAACAGGTGCAGATTTAATTGAAGTATCTCTTGAAATTATAGGAGATCCTGCTTTTATACAATCACAAGATTTAAGAATAGTAAGCAATGCTACATCAGAAGCACCAACTTACTTTCCAGATGATAAATCTTTAAATCCAGACAGAGAGTGGCATTTGTCATTATCATTTAGAAACCCAGAAGATATTAATACCGAAACAGGATTGTATAGCGGATTTGGACATGACAAAGATGGACTTGCAGAAGTTACTGCACCTACTATGAATGGCATATACAAAGCCGTTGAAGTTGATAGTAAATTTACAGGTGGTAAGTTTACACAGAGTATAAAAGCAATTAGAGAAAGAGGCAGACAGTTATCTGATTTTGTTGATAAGTCTGAGGGCCAGAAGCGTGTCGAAAGTGTAAAAGAAATTAATCAGCGTGTGGATTTAAAAATTAAACAAACTCCGGATATTAAATCTCAACTTACAAAAGCAATACAAAATAATAGTCCTGGTAACCCATTTAGTGCAGCCAACAAACTAGAACCTGATAGTTTTGATAAAACAATAACAGGATCCAATGCAGTTAAGAATGCAATAGACAAAGCAGGTAGTTTAGGAAAAGCATTTCCACCCGGTGATGTTAATAGCATAGGTGAAGGCGTAGAAGCAATTACAGGTGGTTGGTCACCTAAACCAGGCACTATAGCAAAGGCTAAAAAAGCAGGAACAAATCTGCTTAAAAGTGCTAGGACAATAGCAACATGAGTACAACCACACAACAGTTTTTTAATAGGATTGATCCAGACCTCGACGTAATGAAAAAACGTCAGATTGTTGATCCAGGTCCTTATGAAGGTATTATTAAAAACAACAGTGACGTGTTAAGAACAGGACGTATTGAAGTATACATTCCAGCATTTGGCGGTCCTGAACAAGCAACAAACAGTTGGATACCAATACAATGGAGTACACCATACTACGGCAAAACAGATAAAGACAATATAGGTAAAGATCAACTTGATGGCATATACAGTTACGGAATGTGGATGTCGCCACCCGATCCAGGAGTTAGAGTTGTTGTAACTTTTCTTGAAGGTGTTAAAGATAAAGGTGTTTGTATAGGTTGCTTGATTGATGATATGAGTAATCATATGACTCCAGGTATTCCTAGTAGTAAAAACTGGATTGAAGATCCAAAAGTATTTGATATTTTACCAGCAGCAGAAACTGGCAGAGATATTTTACCGGTTATTGAAAGAAACCCAAAATTTAAAGATGAAACTAGAAGCACACTAGGTGTACTACAAAGACCAGTTAATATTCCTTTATTAAAAATATTTAAACAACAAGGGTTATTAAACGATACAGTACGTGGACAAAGTTTTAGTAGTAGTCAAAGAGAAAACAATAGTTCAGTTTATGGAATAAGCACTCCGGGAAGATCTGTACACACTGATCCAGCAACTAACATTCAATTAAAAGAACGAATGGAAGAAGGAACTGCAACTGAAGAAGATTTAAAAGTTAAGGAACGTTTGCCAGGTCACATGTTTATTATGGACGACGGCGATGTTGAAGGTGATAGTAACTTGATTCGTTTAAGAACAAGTACAGGACATCAAATCTTAATGGACGATAAAAAAGGTATTGTATATGTTGCAACTGCAAGTGGTAATGCTTGGATTGAAATGGACAACACTGGAAATACAAATGCCTATAGTGCAGGAAACTTTAGTGTACATTGCGAAGGAACATTTAATGTACAAGCAGGTGGTAATATTAATTTAGAAGCAGACATGAACGTAAATATAAAATCAAAAGAAGCCGCAGTAAAAATACATGCTGAGGATGGAACAATAGATGCAGTAAGTGAAAAAGGAACTTATATACAAAGTGAAGGACCTTTGCATGTTAGAACTGCTGAAGATCAAAAGTTCACTGCATTAGATAGTGACATACATCATAACGGACCAGAGGCAACAGTTGCGTCAACACCGACAACAAATGATTTAGTAGGATCTAACAATAACAAAGATGTACTAAGCAGTATTGCCAATGTGGTTCCAGAACATGAGCCTTGGAGTAGAGGAGACGAATAATGCCATTTAATTTTGCCGGTAGAGCATTTAACTTTGATATGGATGCCGACGTGGCAACCAACTTAACAAAACTAACAGAGGGTGCAAACAAAACACTTAAACTAGGCGGAGATTCCTGTAACATTATGGGAACTATTGGCGCAATTACACCAGATATTAAAACTGCAATTACGGCTGCTGAAACAGAAGTAAAGACTGCAGAAATGTTAACAAAGACACAAGACGCCGCAGGACAGTTAACTGAAGCAATGAGTAGTATAATTGCTTCTAAAGAAACTGCAACTAGCAAGATTGATCAAGTAAACGCATTACTAACAAAACTAACTGATGCTGGCAAGATAGAGATGAAATCAAAACTTGAACAAGCATTTATCGATTACATGGATGCAGTTGACGGTAAAGCAACTAAAGTAAATGCATCAGCAGGAAGTGGTATAATGATTCCTGTACCTGTAATGGATGATGACGGACATCCAACGTATGATGAGTTTGGCGATCCTATTACAGAAATGAAAACACCAGGTGATGCTATTGCAGATGCAATGACAAAAGCAGAAGAAAAACTTAACGTGTGTGTTGAAAAATTAGGTGACATGGTTAGTGTTACAGGCGGATTAAGTTGTAAAGGAATACAAGAAGCAATGCTCAACAGTAAGTTTGAAGCAAGTGGAACAGTAGGCGAAGCAACTAAAGAAGTTAAAAGTAAAGTGCCAAGACACACTAGACGTATACAAGATAATGGCACACTTGTTAATTTTAATATTGATCGTAAAAAGCCTTTTAGAGATGTTGTTGAAACATTGCAAGTAAGAAACCTAAGTGCAAATGAAGAAGCAGGCGAAAGTCCGTTTGAAGAAAAGACAACATTAATTAGAGTATACGGAACTGAAGCACAGTTGAATAAACGTTACGGTGCAAAAGTTGAAGAGATACCTGAAGAAGAAGTGGAGAAAATAGCGTTATAATGGCATTAAAAAATTACATGATAAAGCCTAACCTTAAAGTTGTTAACTTCAATATTGATTATAAGTTGCCAAGCAAAGAGGTTGAGTACAATAAAACACAAGTAATGATGTATGGCAGAACTGCTGACATCGACAAACGTTTTCCAAACGGTAAAGAAAAAGTAGTTGAGGCTAAGACAGGAACACCAGATCCAAGTGCAGACATTCCTGTATTTGGAGGTCCGCTTATTCCAGTCAGTCTTAGTGCGGCAGTAGGCAAAGCAACTAAGAATATGAAAGCAGTAGCCGGTGTTGCACTAAGCAGTGTAAACGGTATGGCTAGTGGACTTGAATCATTAAAGGATGGAAGTGTTGCTGAAATGGTAGCACTTGCAAAACTTGATGCGGCTATACTTGAAGCACAAGCAGAACTTGGAGAAATATCAGTAGGTAACAAAGACAAATTAAGTATGGGACTAGAAACTGATATTATAAAAGCACAAGGAATTAAAACACCAGGAAACTTAGGTGATGCACTTAGTATGGGAGACCCTAGTGGTTCTATTGGTAAGTTTGCAGGCATTGACGGAGCAATGGCGGCAACTAAAGGATTATCACTTCCAGGAGTTTCAAAAGCAGTTGACTCAGCAGGAGCATTGAGCTTTGATGGAGTTAACAAGTTGCAAGGTTTTAGAGACATTGTAGAAAACGTTGATGTAAAAATTACAAGTCTTTCAGATCTAAGCTCGTTCAGTGACATTGCTAATAGCATAACTGAAACAACCGAATCATTTGCAAAAATGGCAAGAACAACAAGAGTATACGGAACTGAGACAGATTTAAATAATGCATTTGGGGTTGATGACTTTGCCAATGTTTCATCTCGCAGATCAGTAAAAGAAGCACCTCGACCAAGTAATAACTTATCTATTGCTAGGAAAACTTGGAATAGTATTTCTAACAAATGGACTGACACAGGAGCGGCATAATGGGAAGACCAGTAGCAAGACTCGGTGATAGAACATTTGGAACGTGCAGTCACCCTAGTCATATTCCATTAAAAATTGGTGGCACTATTATTACTGCAAGTCCAGACGACATAACAAACAATAAAGGTACTGCTAGATTAGGTGACTTAGTTTTAACTGACTGTGGACACCACGGTGAGATTATTACAGGCAGTCCTAACGTACTTGCTAATGATAAACCAGTTGCAAGACTAGGTGATAAAATAGCAAACAAGGCACCTTACGTTGCAGAAATAGTAACTGCTAGTCCTGATAGACTTGCAGAAGAGTAAAAAAGCATAGGTAAATATTGATATGGCAAACTATTACGGTTACACAAGCATTGGAAGAGATTTTGTAGATACTGCGGCAACAGACCAAGTATTAATTCGTGCTGATCTAATTAATCATTTTAATACAAGATTAGGCGAACGATTAATGAATCCTGAGTTTGGTTGTATAATATGGGATTACATTTTTGATCCTTTTACTGATGAAGTAAGATATGCAGTTATTGAAAACTTGCAGAATATTGTTGAATCAGATCCGAGGATAGTATTAAGATCGTTAGATGTTGCAGAGTATGAACATGGGCTGCAAGTAGAGTTAGCAATAGCATATGCCGATGGTGACTATAGCGAAGACATGGTAGTTACGTTTGATAGTCAAAGTGGAAAAGCAACTGCTTAATAATATACGCACTTTATAAAACGCATAAATACTACAATATAAGGAACTGGGTATATTTAAATGAGCACTAGTGAACGTCAAAATAGTTTATTTGTTTCAGAAGACTGGACAAAGATTTATCAAACATTCAAAGACGCAGATTTTCAAAGTTATGACTTTGAAACACTTCGTACCACTATGGTACAGTATCTTCGCAATAACTATCCTGAAGACTTTAATGACTACATTGAGAGTAGTGAATTTATTGCACTTATGGATCTTATTGCATACTTTGGACAAAGTCTTGCTTTTAGACAAGATCTTAATGCAAGAGAAAACTTCTTAGAAACTGCACAACGTCGTGATAGTGTATTACGTTTAGCAAAGTTATTAAGTTATCATCCGAAACGTAATCAACCTGCACGTGGTATGTTAAAAATTACAAGTATACAAACTAGTGAAAGCGTGTTTGATAGTACAGGTAGAAATTTAGCAGATAGTTTTATTGTTTGGAACGATAGTACAAACCCAGACTATTTAGAACACTATGCAGTAATATTAAATGCCGCTATGACAAGCTCGCAGAGTTTTGGTAATCCTGGCTTAAAAGGAACACTAAGCGGAATTACTACTGAAATATATGAAATTAATTTAATACCAGATACAATTCCTGTTGTACCGTTTGTTGCAGATGTTGCCGGACAGAGTATGACGTTTGAAGTTGTTAATGGTACATTTCAGGGCAAGGATTATGTTTATGAAGCAGCACCTAGACCCGGTGATACATTTAATACATTTTACAGACAAGATGGTAAAGGAGCAGGATCAAGTAATACTGGATTTTTCTTTTACTTCTAGCAAGGAACACTTGAAACTTCAGAGTTTCAGTTGAATACTGCTTTGTCAAATCGTGTTGTTAGTATTGATGTTAACGGAATTAACAATGATGATGTATGGTTGTTTAACCTTGATGCAAACGCAGATGCTGGCACAGAATGGACTAAGGTTCCTGCTATAACTGGTAACAATGTTATCTATAATAGTTTAAGTGAAAGTGTACGTTCTTTGTTTGCAGTTAACAGTAGAACAGATGATCAAGTTGATTTAGTATTTGGAGATGGAGTATTTTCAGATATTCCAAATGGTAGTTTCCGTACATTCTATCGTACAAGTAACGGAAGATCATATCGTATTAAGCCAAATGATATTAACGGATTAAAACTTAATATAAGTTACGTTAGTAAGACTGGATCAATTGAAGAACTAAGTGTAGGACTAAGTTTACAATATACAATTGATAATGCAAGTGCAAGAGATACAATCGCAGATATTAAATCAAAAGCACCACAACAGTATTACACACAAAACAGAATGATTAATGGTGAAGACTATAATATTTTTCCATTAACTAATTTTAATAACGTTATTAAAAGTAAAGCAATTAACAGAACAAGTAGTGGTATTAGTAGATACTTAGATGTTAAAGATGTAACTGGAAAGTATTCTAGTACAAACATATATGCTAACGATGGTGCGTTATACAGAAACGAATTTTTAAACAATGTAACATTTACATGGGTTACAGATAACGATATTTTTAACATACTTAAAAATACTGTTGAGCCCTTACTTCGTAGTAATGAAATGGAACATTTTTACTTTGCAAACTACGAACGTAAAGCATTAACAGGAAGTAATGTTAACTGGAACCGTATAAGTTTTGGTAGCAACTATAGTACTGGATACTTTACTAACGATGCAGGAGAAGTACTAGAAATAGGAACTTCATCAGGTAACAATAGAAGTTTTGTTAAAGTAGGTGGCATGTTAAAGTTTGCGGCGCCGACAGGTAAGCACTTTATGGAAAACGGAACATTAATGTCCGGTGAACCAAATCACTATGGAAGTATGAAAAATGTGTATAGCGGTATTGTTAGTATTAATAACAATGGCATAGGTGCCGCTGATGGACTAGTAACTGCACAAACTGGTGCAATTAGATTAAATGAAAACATTCCATCAACTGCAATAGCACAAACTATATTACCTGGCTTTAAGTCAGACTTACCGGGTGCATTTGAAAGTACACTTTTTACAAACATTAAACAGTATAAAAACTTTGCAATAGGTTTTGATTATTTAGATAACGTTTGGTATGTTATTGAAAATAGAGACATAAGCACAGGCAATACTTTTAGTAGAGACTTTTCAGAAGACACATCAACTACAAACAAAGATGCTAGTTGGTTAATTAAGTTTACAACAGACGGAAGCACTTACACAGTTACATATAGAGGACTTGAATACTTCTTTACTAGTGAGCAGGAAACACGTTTCTATCACGACAAGACAAGCAAAGTTTATGATCCAGTAACAGGACTTACAAAGAAAGATACAATTAGTGTATTAGGTGTAAATGCAGATCCAGTAACTGCGTCTCCTCTTATAAGAGATCTTGAATGGAACGTTTACAATGTTGTAACTGAGTCTGATGGTTACAATGACAACACAAAGATTTTAATAACGTTTGCTGATCAGGATGATGACGGCATTATTGACAATCCAGATATTTTTGACATGGTAGTTGGCACTGATGATCCAACTGGACCAGTTGCTGATAGAAAGTTTGTATTTTTAAAGAGACAAGCAGACTATGATAACTTTGACAAGTATGTAGCAATGCCAGCCGGTACAGTAAATCATACATATGAAACAAAAGGTGCCATTGATGCACAAATTAGTAACTTGTTACCAAATCAAGTAATGTATGCAGTAACTGAAGATAAATTTTATGTAATAAGCAATTCAACTGGAACAAAATTAGCAGTTGAAAGTCTTGATTACCGAGTGCGTGTAGGACGTGATGCAATTAAGTTTCATTACTCACACCATGCACCAAACGATAGACGTATTGACCCAAGTCCGGGTAACATCATTGACATATACTTACTGACACAAAACTACAGTGATGCATATGTTGAGTATGTACAAGACACAACTGCAACTATTAGTTTGCCAGCAGAGCCAACAGTAAATAGTTTAAGAAGTCAGTTCAACTCATTAGAAGGTTACAAAAGTTTAAGTGATGCACTTGTAATGCATAGTGCAAAGTTTAAGCCACTGTTTGGTTTAAAAGCAGATGCTAATCTCCGTGCAAGTTTTAAAGTAGTTAAAAATCCAGGTTACAGTATTAGTGACAGTGAAATTAAATCAAAACTAGTTATGGCACTTAATGAATACTTTGCAGTTGAAAACTGGGACTTTGGTGAAACATTTTTCTTTAGTGAGCTAAGTGCTTACTTACATACTACTCTTACACCTTACTTAAATAGTGTTGTGATTGTTCCAACAAGTGGAACACAAGCATTTGGTAGTTTATATCAAATCAGTTGCGAACATGATGAAATATTTGTTAACGCCGCAACAGTTAACGACGTTGCAGTGATAGATGCTATTACGGCTTCTAACATTAAAGCAACAGGTGAAGTATATACAGGTTCAGCAACAACAAGCGGAACATCATCTATTACGACAACATCCAGTGGAGGTAGTGGTTACTAATGGCCAAACGTAAATCCAGTTCGTTTTTACCTAAGTTTTTACAAACAGTTAAGAACGAAAAATTTCTACATGCTACACTAGACCAGTTACTTAATAGTAAGAACTTAGAGCGTATTGACGGCTTTGTTGGTAAACGTCGTGGACCTAGTTATAGTATTGACGATCCATATATTAGTACAGTAGGTGTTAACAGACAAAACTTTCAACTAGAGCCTAGTACAGTTTATAAAAAGAATAACGAGATTGAATTTGTTGTAACGTATGATGATTTAATTACTAACATTTCTGCTAATGGCGGTAATGCAACAAGACACGATAGATTATTTGAACAAGAATATTACAACTGGGGTGGATTCAGTGACTACGATAAGTTAATTAACTTTGGAGAGTACTACTGGTTACCAGACGGTCCAGGAACTGTTGCCGTTAGTGCAAATGACGTTCCTATTAACACAGACTTCACAGTTACACATACAGGCTTATCAGATTACACACTAAGTCCTACATACGGCACTACTAAAAATCCAACTATATATTTGGTACGTGGTGGTAGTTATACATTTACTGTTGACCAAACAAGTCAGTTTTGGATTCAGACAGAGCCGGGCAACACAGGCAAAAGTTTAATAAGTTTTAATCGTAGTACACGTGATATTTTTGGTGTAACTAACAACGGACAAAGTAATGGAACTGTAACATTCAATGTTCCTAAATCAAGAGATCAACAATTTTTTACACAAACATTAGTTAATATTGCATCAATTGATTTAGCAAGTGATTTAACACATAAACAAATTAACGGCAAAACAGTTACACAAATACAGGAACTTGGCGGTGTTGACGGACAGTTATATCTTGAAAACAAAACAATAATTTTTACACAGTCAACTGAAGATGATGCTAATTGGGATGCCACAACTGTATTGCCTAAAGCAAACAGATTTAGTATTTTCCAAATACAAGTTGGCGGTAGTGGCAAGATTACATTACTACCTATACAAGCAATTGATGTAGATAAAAAAGTACAAATAAATGAAGGCTCGCTTCATAGCACAAAAGAATATTATAGAAATCCAAGTGTAGACAGTTTACAAGTAGTACCGGCAATTACTGCACCGATGAGCACACTATACTATCAAGATAGTACCGATGCTACAAGATACGGTATTATTAAATTAATTGATCCTGACTTCAGAACACTAGATATTGACAATGAAGTTGTTGGTAAAACTGCATACACAAGTCCAAATGGTGTACAGTTTACAAACGGACTACATATTAGTTTTGATACAACTGTATTACCAACTACAAAACAAAGTAAAACATTTATTGTTGATGGAGTTGGCGAAGGTATCTTTTTAATTGATAAAAGTAATCACGAAAGTTACGAACTAGCAACTACTAACACAAAGGACTATGTTACTATCAAGCGTGGTAGTGTAGACAGAAATGCGTGGAGTAGAAGTAACCATTGGTACCACAAAGAAGTTGTTAATACTATTGCAACATATAATAAAACTATTCCAACACTAGATCAAACTAGTAGAGCAAATAGACCTATCATTGAGTTTAATAGAAACTTAAATATTTTCAATCACGGTCGACAAGGCTTAGAGCCAATTGATTTAATTGACAATTTTACTACTGATGCATTAAGTCTTATACAGAATACAAACAGTTTTAGAATCGACGGTGTGTTATTAACTGAAGGCATGCGAGTTGTTTTTTCCGCAGACACAAACCCACAAGTAAGAAATAAAGTTTACACAGTTAATATTGTTAACTTTCAAAACACAGGCGATACTGAAATTAGATTAGTCGAAAGTACTACAGATATAGTTGCAGTTGATACAGGATTTTCAGTTAAGCAAGGCGCACAACAAAAAGGAAAAAGTTACAAGTGGACTGGAACTGCATGGAGTTTATGTCAGTTAAAAACACTTGTGAACCAAGCACCA